ACTATCGAATTTGATGATAAGAGCCAAGCACGTATTCAGGATGCTCCGTATCAGGATGGCAATCTGTATGTTTATACAGTATTTGTATCTAATGGTAGCCCTGCTTCTTATATTGATCCTGCTGTTTTAGCTTCTGGTTGCCAAGTAAACCGTTTGGCTTCTGCTTATGAAGAATACAGTGAAGAGGCTGATATCCTGAACTACAATACTCACTTCAAGATGCGTAACTACTTGACTACAGTACGTCTGTCTTATGATATCACAGGTTCTGCTTACTCTACAGTTATGGCAGTAGCTTTGAAAGATCCTAAGACTGGTAAAACTTCTTACTTGTGGTCTACATTCCAGGAATGGGTTGCAATGCGTGAGTGGTACAAACGTCTTGAAAGAGCTTTGGTATACAATCAGAATAACGTAAACAAAGATGGTTCTTGTAACCTGAAAGGTAAGAACGGTCGTCCTGCATTTATTGGTGCTGGTTTGTTGGAACAGATTGCTCCATCTAACAGACGTTATTATACTCGTTTGACAGCTGAATTGTTGGAAGACTTCTTGTTTGATCTGTCTTACAATGTATTGGGTACTAATGAACGTAAGTTCGTTGCCTTGACTGGTGAAATGGGTATGCGTGAATTTGACCGTGTACTTAAAGAAAAGATGGCTAACATGAACTTGATTGACACAGTATTCGTAACTGGTTCTGGCGATAATCTGAAGTTCGGTGGTCAGTTTAAAACTTATGCAATGTCTAACGGTATTGAATTGACTTTGAAGTATTTCCCGTTGTATGACAACACTACTTACAATCGTCAGTTGCATCCTGTTACTTTGAAACCGTTGGAATCTTACCGTATGACATTCTTGGATTTGGGTCGTCGTGATGGTGAAGCCAATATTGTTAAAGTAGTTCGAAAAGATCGTGAATTCGTTAACTGGTGTACGGCTGGTTCTGTAACTCCTGCTGGTTACGCTCACTCTAACACAGAAGTTCGTTCTAATGCTAAGGATGGTTACTCAGTACACTTCTTGGGTGAGGTCGGATTGATGTTGAAAGATCCTCGGGCGTGTGGGGAGCTAATCATGATGGCTGAGTAATTCAGTTAAAAATATAAGGGGCTTGAATGCTAGCAAGCCCCTATAATACTAACTTGATAATCTAATTTTATAATTATGGAAGTAATCGTTAGAATGACAAAAGTAAATCCTTGGACAGGGTTGATTAAATGGTCCAACTGCTTTGATTACTTGAGTTCATATTGGACAAGATCTGGTAGTCGTTACACAGGTCTAACTCAAGATAAAGCTAGAGAACTAGAACAGAAAATGGGTAAAGCTGAAGGAGAATTAGATCCCGATAGCACATTTTGGGATACATTTGCAATTAAGATTGGTAAGAAAGAATTAGTGATTAATACTGATAGACCTGAAGGTGAATTGCAATATTTATTCCTATTAGGACATAAGAGGGTAGCTAATGGCATTGATAAAGTAACACCATCTACTGATTATGTGCTTATAAATAAAGAAGCTGAAGCAGAACAAATTAATAAAGCTAACAAAGTTAAACGTGATGCTTATAGAGCACTGGATAAGATGAGTCCTGAAGAGATGCGCAAATGTCTTAGACTTCTTGGAATTAAAGCTGACACTATGTCTAATGAATTAGTTGAAGCTAGAGTTGGTGAAAACGTAGAAGCTGATCCAGCAAGATTTATTAGAATTTGGGTAGACAATCCTAATAAAGAAATTAACTTTGTAATTGAAGAAGCTTTAAGTAAAAATATTATTCGTAAGAACAGAGCATCATATTACTTTGGTACTGATCTTATTGGTAACGGTCTTGAAGATGTAATTGCATATTTGAAAGACAAAAAGAATCAAGATATTTACTTAAGTATTATGTCTGAAATAAAATCTAAATAATGACTAGAGAACAATTTCACTCATATTTTAAAGTAGCAATGGACAAAAACTCTCAAAGCGTAGCCTTTGGGGGTTGTCCTGCTTTCTTACCAGAAGAAATAGATTACTGGTTAGATCAAGGTTTATACCAAGAAATCAGTAATAAGTTTACTGGTAATAACTACTTAAAGACTAGCTTTGAAGGATCTGTAAAACGTATTCACGATTTAGAAAAATTAGTACGTACAGATGTTAACGTTATTGCTAATACTGAAACAAATTCAAATAGATGTTATGTTACTAACTTATTCAACGGTGACAGAATGTTCTTTGTAGATGCAGTGTTAAACTTCAATAGTAACAAAGCTACTATAAAATTAATAGATCATTCTGACGCTACTAAGTTCAAGAAGACTTACAATAACAATCCTTGGATAGAAGAGCCAGTAGCTGTAATAGAAGACAATACTTTATACATTTACTATGATTCAATGTCTATGATTAGCGATACATATTCAGTAGACATTACTTATGTTAAGTTTCCTACTAAGATAGAAGACTTACCAACTGAAGGTATGAGTGAAATACCAGAGTATATGCAGTTTGAAGTAATTAATAGAGCTGTAGAACTAGCATTAGAAGATATTGAGTCTAGGAGAATCTAGACTAAATCATAGTTGAACCAAATAGATGAATGATTATGACACAACGAGAATTCCAAATTGAATTTGAACGTAGACTATAGTTAATGGATCCTAATTTAGTTATTAAAGAAAAACTAACATCTGATACTATTATATCATTCATTAATGAGGCTATTGATAAGTTTTATAAAACTAGATATTCTGGTATTAATTTTAAAGCTCAGGGATTTGAATAGACCTAGAAAAGAATAGACGATTTACGCACATTAATTAAAAATAAGAAATATACTGAAGGTTCAATTAATAAAAGTGATCGTAATTCTTATTCTGTAGAGTTACCAGAAGATTATGTATTATTACTTGGAGATACAGCTGGTATACAGCCAAGTAATTTAAATGAATGCTGGGAAACTAACGAAAGAGGAGAATATATAATAAAGTATACTGATACTTTAGAATCTACAATAGAAACATTGGATAGACAATTAGGTAATTCATTATCTGAGCACAAATTAAAATATTGTCAAGCTAGACCTCTGAAACTAATTCAAGATAACAATGTAATATTATATACAGATGGTAATTATAAAATAAGTGAGTACTAGATTACATACTTAGCTAAACCATCTAAGATTGATTCTAGTAATATTACTAATTTAGAATATACAGATTTGCCAGAACATACTCATATGGAAATAGTAAAAATGGCAATCTAGATTTATCTTGCTACTAAACCAATGTAGCACTATAACGCTTATTCCAACGAAATTGCTTCAATGGAATAACAAATAAATTAATGCGTTTGTCTGACCTGGAAATCTGAAATAAGGAAAGTAGAAGGACAAACTAGACTAGCGCTAAGTCTAACAATTAATTATTTTTATATATGATTACAAGAGTTGATACCGTACTTATCGGTAAAACATGTCCAGCATCTTATACTACAGTAGATAGTCTTACTCAGGGTGCTGTAGCTTTATTTGATGAAAATAAGAACTTGATTAAAAACGAAGCCGCAGCAGTAACTGCATCTACAGTATATATTGGAGTAGCTGGTGATAATATGACTATTACTTTGCCTGATGGTACTAGTGCTACTAAGCGTTCTGTAGAGTACTCTAATGCCATTTAGAAAGCTTCTAAACCTTCTTATGTAATGGGAGATTACGAAGCTCCAGTAGAAGAAAAAATTGAAATTGATTTAACTTCTGCAAAACCCGTAATTGGTCACAGATACGTATTGCGTATTGTTTACAAAGATATGTATGAAGCTCCGGGTCAGTTTACTCATACTTACGAAACAGTTGCTATTACTGAAACTGCTGACGATTTGGGTAATGCACTGTTAAAGAAAATTAACAAACACGCAAATCGTAGAGTAAGTGCTACATTTGCAAGTCATAAGTTAACACTTACAGCTCTTCCTAAGGATGATAATGAAGGTGTTTATTCATTGAATGAATATTCAGTAGTTTCTATGGAAGCTTCTTTATATGTTACCATTCCTGGTGCATTGCTGTCTAATGTTCCTGAAGCAGTTCCTGGTGCAACTATTAAGAAAACTGCTGGTAAACCGGGTAAAGGTTACTGGAAACAAGTTCGTGATATGGAAGTACGTATGTTAGGTTACAAAGGTCATGTATTTACAGATGCATATCCTATTGTTGAACCGAAACGTAATATTACTGAAGGTGCGAAGTACGATTACATTACTATTGAAAATGATAACTTGTATTTATCACCAGACAATCAGTATATTAAAACTACTCCGTTGACTACTGAATTGTATGTTGAAGAAACAGCTAATTTGAGTGCATCTCAGTTTGTTAAGAATCTTAAAGCATTTATCACTGGTGTTGATACTAGTGCTGCTTAATAATACACGGTTTCTTTATTTAAAACCAGGCGAGGTTGAGGTTTTATCCTCGGCTTCGCCTTTTTAATTTTTATAAATATGAAAATAATTAATGCAAAGATAGAAAATAACCTTCTAACTATTAAATTAGATTCGGTAGCTGGAGTTACTAAAGTATATTTAGATAGTGTACTGTCAAGAACTTATCATTCTAGTAATGATGCAGATCATGAAATAATTATCAGTAGTCCTCAAATAAGTGATAATAGTATAAATATCAATATAGAAGAATACTACGCTACCTCGTTTATAGTAACAGTAGTAGGAAGTGAAACTGCTCACGCTATAGCATATGACGAAAAGAATCTATACTATCAAAAAGTGAACACATTGGTTAGTTTTTGTTATACTTGTTTAGATAAACATCAAAAAGAAAAAATATTAATGTTGTAGTTTAAGTCACAATTGTTAGACTACGCTAGAGCTAATAATCTTACTGAAGACGCTATACAGTATTATGTAGATATATGTCGTTTATTAGATATACCTAACGAACACATATGTTGTAAGTATAATAGAGTATTTAATTGTCATAGACCATGTAAAACTTGCAGGTCTTGTTATAATGGTTGTTGTTAGTTATGATAGAAAATAATTATAAAATAGGTAAACATTTGAACAATATGACTAAGTATAATATAACATTTGATCGTATTCAAATATTAAATTTAGTGTGTTCAAATTACGTAGAAGATATACTAAAACAAGGAGATACGTTTAGTATATTAGAAGAAGAGAAACACAAATTATTAGTACTAATAGATAAACTATTGAAATAATGGCATAGTATGCAACAACAGATGACCTTAGGGAATTAACTAGTTTAGTACGAAGCTTATAGGGTGATGTAACCACATTGAACAATAATGTTGGCGAACTTGATACATTAGTAGAAAGAATTAATCACCTATCTACTCTAAAAGATGTTACTATTACTTATATTACAGAAGGAGACTTGATATAGTACAGTAGTGATGGTACGTGGCATAATGTATCTCCAGCTGTATTGGCAGATTATATTAGTGGCGAAGGTGGTATTATCGACACTGCTGTAGTTAAAGCATTAATAGCATCAGAAGGCGGTAAGTTATTCTTAAGTAAACTATACGATGATACAGCATTGGGTGTTATTACATTTAAGAATAGTGTAATAGCTGATAGTATGATATATGCTAAAAAAGGAATTACTATTGGTAATTATATATCTGGTTTACTTGGTGATGGAGCTATAATTGATGAACACGGCAATATAGAAGCCGGAAGCTTAACTCTTAGAGAATTCTTATCTGTACCAGAATTACGTTTTAACAGAGTAGATGTAGTAAGTGGTGAACTGTGGAATTCTATTGCTTTTGGTACAATTGAATCGGTAGATACTAAAAACTAGATAGCCACACTTAAACTAGAAGAAGGAGAATACAGTGGGCTACACGTTAATGATATATGTAGAGGTATATGGCATAATATTAGTGGAGTAAATGAAACTACTCCAGGTACAGACGAATGTGGGTTTGAAAAAATGTAGGGATTTAGTACTGCTTATTTTACTCCTATTGAAATTCTTGATGAAAGAGGTAAACAATTTAGATATTCATTAAAGCCTAATACCACTCAACATCCTACTGCTAATATGAAATTTGCAGTATATGGTAATTTCTTAGATGAAACTAGACAATCTAGTGCTTACTCTACAAGAGATTATAAGAGGTTCTTAAAAGATGTTAGTACTTGGGCAATAGATTGGACTAATATAGCATCACAATTTGGTAAAATAGAAGGGTTGACTATTCCTGGAGCTCCAGATGATGGAGTACTACATGGAGACGGTGCTTACTTAACTAATGTCTACATGACAGGTGCTATGATTTAGTTTACTCCAGAACAAGAAGATAGTCTCAAAGGATAGGATGCTTACTCAGTAAATCTTACTAAAGACAACCTATCTGTTATTGTGGATAATGAATTAAACATATTAGATAAGTATAGCTAGCTAGATAATTTAACATTTGGAGTACAAGCTTTTAAAGGTACTACAGAATTATCATATTCAGATGTATATGCTGAAGGATCTTACTTCTTAACTTGGGAAGCAACAGGTCTTAAGTGTACGATGGCTAATGGTATATTCACAATTACAGATATTTTATCTGTTACTAATAGTCCTCATATAGACTTGTTAATTAACTGTGAAGGTAATGCTACATTTAAAAAGACAGTAGTATTATAGTTCCATTTACAACCTAATTCATTATGGACTACATATAACGATAACGATGCTATACCTGATAGACCTACTGGTGATGGTACTACCAACGGTTGGCATAGAAATTATACAGCATCTGCAATATGGATGTCTACTAAAAGCTCTATCGAAGTAGATGATCCTAATGTAGAATGGGGAGATCCTAATAGATTCCGTGGTGCTTCAGTAGCTGGTAAAGATGGTGAGTATACTAGATTTGCATATACTGAATCAAGCGTACCACCACCTACTCCTATAGGTGATACTGTTCCACCTAAAGACCCAAACAATAAATACACTTGGACTATGGACCCACCGCAAGGAGATCCAGAAAAAGGTATTTGGGTATGGCAGTCTATACAAACTGTTTATTCAGATAAGTCTACTTCTGGTTGGTCAGAACCTTTCCGTTTAACAGGAGCTGATGGTAAAGATGGTAACGATGGTAATGATATAGAGTTTGTATATAAGATTACACAAAATAATTCTGCACCTACTTTACCAGCTAATAGTAATAGAGATGATTATACAGAACCAAACAATGGTTGGTATGATAACCCACAAGGTGTTAGTGAAACTTGGCAATATGAATGGGTAGCTCAACGTACTAAACCAGCTGCTAAAGCAGGTACTGGTAATTGGGGTAATTGGCAAGGTCCAACATTGTGGTCTAAATGGGGAGAGAAAGGTATGGACGGAGACGGTTACGAATATATCTACTATCGTACTCAAGCTGAAAATATTGCACCTGATACTCCTGTAGCTGCTAATAATACAGATGATGAAGCGCGTCCTCAGGCGTTTATTAACGGTGTAGCACAAACTACTACTTCTCCTGGAGGAATGTATTGGACTGATGATCCCCAAGGAGTCAGAGAAAACTTGATGTTTGAATGGGTAAGTGTACGTAAAAAAACAGATGGCGTATGGTCAGCGTTTCAAAAACCAGCTACATGGGCTAAATGGGGTGAGACTGGTTTAAGTGGCGGTAATTATCAATATAGATATAAAATATCAGCTACTACTCCAAGTATACCTACTGATCAAGCTGCGTCTGGATGGTCTGAAGATTCTGAAATGGTTCCACCAGAAGGTCAATATGTATGGCAAATTCATAGATTTAAAAACGCAGATGGTTCATTAACTGCTTGGACTGGGTTAATAAGACTTACCGGAGCCGATGGTAAAGATGGTGAAGACGGTAATAGTATAGAATTCTTATACGCACGTAATAATGATAAAGACAATTATCCTCAAAAACCAAATTCTAATCAAACTACAGACTGGACAGGTACTGGACCAGATGGTACACAGTGGTTTGATAATCCATAGGGAGTAGACGATTCACATAGATATGAATATGTAACTCAAAGATATAAAGATAAGAGTACTTAGAAATGGGGAGATTATTCACAACCAGGCTTATGGTCTGTATTTGCAGATAAAGGTAAAGATGGGGATGGATACGAATACATATTCGCTAGGTTCTCTAGTTATGATCAAGCAGCTCTATGTAGTAGAAATGAGCAATATTATCCAGCTTCTCCTACTTATGGATCACAATATTTAAATGGTGATTATTAGCAAGATGATTATATACCTACTAAGACTTGTAAAGGTGCTACTTTCACTTATACCGATAATGGAGTAAGCGTAACAGAAAGCATACCATATCAAGTATGTTGGACACGTAAGAAAGAAAATGGTAAATGGGGAGATTGGAAAGATGGATTTATTTGGACTAAGTGGGGTAAAGACGGTCAAGATGGACAAGATGGAGATAAAGGAGATCAGGGTGATAAGGGAGACCCAGGAACACCTGGTACTGATGCTACTACTTATATAATTACTCCTGGAGCATCAACTATACGTCTTACTAGAACTTCTTCTTATGAGCCTAGTAGTATGACATTTAGAGCATACAAGAAAACAGGAACAGGTAATCTGTCTTCTGTATCTGGTTACTGGGAAATATATGGTAGTAATAGTCACGCTCCAACAACCTCTTCAGAAGGTACTGAAGTTGGTAGTGGTTGGTCTGGTGTTTCCAATATTACATTTAATATATCTAGTTCTACTAAATATAACTATTATACTGTAGCATTTAATCCTACTCAGTATCCTATTTATAATGGAAATCCTGTAGCAGCATCAGCAACTATTACAGTTGTAGTTGATGGTTAGAATGGACAAGATGGATCAGCTGCTAATACTCAGTACACAGATATTAGATTTAGAGGAGTTTGGAATTCATCTACTAGATATTACTACGCTACGGCATCATCAATAGGTCTAAGTAATTATGAAAATCCTAGTAATGCATATGTTAGAGATTAGGTAATTTACAAAGGTGGCGTATATCTAGTTAAGTATGTTAATTCTGGCGGAGTATATGGTCAAACTCCTAGTTCTAGTTCACCTTATTGGGAACTAGTATCTAGTGTAAGTGCTATGGCAATTAATACATTGTTGGCAGATAATGCTGTATTAGGTGCATTTCATTTCTCCAATAATGTATTTTGGTCAGGTGATGGAGGTACTTCATCTAGTGCAGCTAAACTATATATGAACAGTAGTACTGGTGAATTTAGAGCATCTAATGGTACATTTACTGGTACTGTGAACGCTAAAGCTGGTACATTTAAAGATCTATATTTTGAGAACTGTTTCACTAAAAATAGGTTTCTAAATATTACGCATCTAAATAGATCTTCATCTGATATAGATGATCCTAAATATGGTGATACATATTGTTCAAATAGTAGGTTATATTCTTATCAATCAGATGGTTGGGAGGATGCATTAGAATTATACACTAGTTCTACTAATGCAATAAGCGTATATGCTAATCCTTCTTATTCTAAAATTATACATATGACTGGAGCAAAAGGCGGTTATACAAACAAGTTAATATTGCCAAGTGTTAGTGAAGATAATTATGGTACTGAAATGACTATTGTTTGTAGGCAGTATCCGTCAACTAGATCTATTACTGGAACAGAAGGTAATTTGCACATAGTTACATATGATAATAGAGGAAATACCTATACAGATGAAAGAACTTTAGTTTTAGCTAAAGGTAATAATGGTGGTATATTAAATGTAGTTAGTACTCCATAGGGATGGCTTATTACAAATTGTTCACACGATGGTTGCTCAGATTCTGGTGTTATTCTAAAGTTTAAAGTTTAGTATAATGGTAGTTCATATGCAGTGGTATCGTCTAGTATACACAGTATATATAACTTTAGTAATAGTAAAATTAGTTGTACTAGAAGTGGCGCAGGAGCTGTAGGAATAACTATAACTAGTGGAACTAGCTATTTTTGGGCTCCGTGTGATGTACGAGTATATGGAAGTTATAGAACTGAAACTGTTAGTGGTAGTAATGCTCACCCAATATATGCAACTTTAATATCATATAGTACTGGAGTTACTGCTTTGAACATAAGTGTGCAATTGGCAGATGATGATACTTTAAATGATGGTAATTTCTATGTAGATATTTATGGTGGTTTTGCACAATATATAGGAAACGATCCGACTTAATTTTATGAATATACACAATCAAATTAAATAGTTAAGTGATAGAGAACTACTAGAGGGCATCTATTAGATGCTCCTAGTAGTAATGTAGGAACAATTAATCAGTGATAGCAAATAGTTAGGTATAAATGTTATAGCTGATTTATTAGTAGATAATATGTATAGAAATAGAGAAAGAAATGAAAACAATAACAATGCACCACATATTAGGCAATAAAGTATTAGAATATGATGTTGATGATAGAGGAGTAATCGTAGATGAGAGAGAATATGATACTGCTACTTATAAGAAGGACACACTAGTTAATGAGACTGGTAGTATAATTGTTGAAACCTCTATTTAATTTATACCAAATATTATATGGATAGAAATGAATTAATAAAAGAAGTAAGTAAGTACTTTAAAATATAGGAATTAGTGTGTCCTCACTGTTATTCTAAATTTGGTGAATCTTCATGGTAGTTTATAAGTACTGAATTACTTAGTACTATATATGTATTACGTACTAAGATATTCAATAAACCTATCACTATTAATACTTGGAAAACAGGTGGACAATTCTCACAAAGAGGATTACGTTGTAATATGTGTTAGTTAGTAAAGAGTAAAAGTAGTATTTACTTATCTGCACACTGTTTAGGTAAAGCAATAGACTTTAATGTAAAGGATTTAGACAGTAATACAGTGAATAATATAGTAAAATAGAATGCTGAATTATTTGAATATCCTATTAGATTAGAAGCTAATACCAATGGATGGTCACACATCGACGTATACCAGCCAAAAGACTCTTCTAAGAAGCTTTTAGAGTTTAATGGATAAGTTGTTCGTTTAATAAAGAAAATGGCTTAAAACGCCTTAAAATGCGTTATAATAATATGGATAAAGAAACTATATTTTACAGTATTATGTATTAGGATAGTTCTGCTATTAGTATTATACCAGAACTAGCTAATGCATATAATATGACCCCTCATCGTATAGCTAAAGAAGGCGAGGTAATTAGTATACCTATTAATAGAACATTAGGTAGATTATCTTTTGTTGGTGGTCAAGATTGGATACATCCTATAGTAAATACAGATAATATTAGTGTAGTATTTGATACTAACAATACTGGTGCAGTGAGAGTAGCTAGACCAGTAATACAATATTGTGATCCAAATGGATGTAAAAATTTAGTGCAATTTGCATTACATTAGAATTAATAATTAAAATATACGTATATGACAAGAATAACAAGAAGCTACATAGCTCCAAATCCTAAAGAATTCGAGTATTGGGTTGATTTATCAGCAGATCCAAAAGGTAATGTAATTAAGTATTACGCCGGAGGTAGTAAATGGTTACCTTTAAACGATGATACAGATAATGATCAGAGTGCTAGAATTGCTGCACTTGAATCAGATAAAGTAGATAAGGTGGAAGGAAAAGAACTATCTAGTAATGACTTTACTGATACATATAAAACTAAACTGGATGGTATTGCTGCACAAGCAAATAAATATGTTTTACCAACAGCTACAGCTGAAATTATTGGTGGAGTAAAGGTAGGAGCAAATATTTCTTATAGTAATGGTACAATTAGTCTTAGTAAAGCTAATGTGACTAGTGCATTAGGATATACACCTCCTACAGCAGATACTAAAGTGACTATAAATAACACTTTAACAAGTAATAGTACTACAGAAGCTTTAGCTGCTGCTCAAGGCAAAGCTTTAAAAGATTTAATTGACGCATTAACTACAAGAGTTGCTGCATTAGAAACTCCAGCAGCTTAATATAACAAATACATATGGTAACAAATAGGATAATATTTTTTGCAACGTCTGTTCAACCTAATCCAGAAGAAATAGACTATTGGGTTGACTTATCTGATAATCCTTATGGTGGTAGCATTAAATATTTCAATGGAACCGAATGGGTAAGGCTAGCTGCCTCCAGTGGTACACCTGACCTTAACAACTACTATACTAAAACATAGATAAATAATCTACTTAATAATAAAGCAGATGTTGGAGATGTAGATAGTAAAGTAGATGATGAAGAAGTAAAAGATGTAATAAAGGATGTACAATTTAATACTTCTAATCCTAATAATATTACTATGGTAATGTTTAAGTATGACGGAAGTGATGATTCCATATCTTTACCTATAGCATCTACTGGATCAGCTGGTATTATTACATCTAAAGACTTCTTAGACTTTGTTAAGCAGCATCAGTTATAGGAACTTCATACTGAGATGATTGATACCTTTGCTGATATACGTGCAAAGTATTAGAAGAAACTCATTGCAGGTTTGAACATTGAAATTGATCAAGAAACTAATGTAATTAGTGCATCTGGTGATCTAGCTGTACAATGGGATAATATTACTAATAAACCAGATTTTAAACCAGTAGCTACATCTGGTGATTATAATGACTTAATTAATAAGTTAAAACCAGGTAAAGATGTTAGTATTAGTGAAGATAATGTAATTAGTATTGCTATTGATTCAGATTCATTAGAATAGTCTTTAGCTACTTTACAAAGTAATATAGATAAAGAAGCTGCTACTGCTCGTGCTGCTGAAACTAAATTAGGTAATGATATAGCTACTGAGAAGAATAGAGCTGAATCTGCTGAATAGACTATTGGTACTAATTTATAGAATGAAATAGATAGATCTACTTAGATAGATACTCAACATACTAATGCTATAAACAAAGAGATACAAGATAGAAAAGAAGCTATTGCTACAGAAGTTAGTGATAGAAATGCAGCTATCTTAGTAGAAACTAATAGAGCTAAGGCTAAAGAAGAAGAGTTAGACAATAAGATTACTGATCATACTAATGCAACTAATGCAGCATTAGCATTAAAAGCAGACAAGTCTGATACTTATACTAAAGCACAAGTAGATGCTAAACTATCTGGTGCTTATAAAGTAAAAGGGTCTAGTACATTTGAAGCTCTACCTAAAGATAACAATGTAGTTGGTGATGTATATAATATTACTAATGCATTTAATTTAGGCGGTAAACACTATGACGCTGGTACTAATGTAGTATGGACTGAAGATGGTTGGGATGCTTTATCAGGTTCATTTGATACTACAGCTATTGAAGGTAGTATTCAAGAAGTAGCTGATAACTTAGCTCAAGAGATACTTGATAGAACTCAAGCTGATACTACTATTAACAACAATGTATCTTCACTTACTAATAGAGTAAAAGTAAATGAAGATAAACTTACTATTATTAATGGTGCCGAATCTACTACTGGTTCTATAGCTAATGCTATTAAACAAGCTAAATCATATACAGATACTACTGTGACAGCTGAATAGACTAGAGCATAGGGAGCAGAGCAGAAGTTAACTAGTGATTTATCTAGTGAAATAGCTAGAGCAACTGCTGCGGAATCAGCAAATGCTACAGCTATACAGAATGAAATTAATCGTGCTACAGGTGTAGAATCTACTTTATCTACAGATGTAGAACTTATTTCTAAAACTAAAGTAGACAAAGTATCTGGTAAACAATTATCTACTGAAGATTATACAACCGAAGAAAAAACTAAATTATCTGGTATAGATGATAATGCTAATAACTACACATTACCTGCTGCTACAACTACTACACTTGGTGGTATAATAGTAGGAGATAGATTATCTATTGATAGTACAGGTAAATTAGTAGCTACCTATACTTATACTTTACCAAAAGCATCTAATACTGTGTTAGGTGGGGTTAAGATAGGTAGTAATATTACTAATACTAATGGTACTATTAGTTTAACTAAAGCAAATGTAACTAGTGCATTAGGTGTAGATCCTACTACTACTTATGTAAAGAAAGCTGGTGATACTATGACAGGAGCTTTAACAAACAGTTCCACTATTAGTGGTAGTAAATTGATATCTACTGTATCTACTGGCACTGCACCTATACAAGTATCTTCTACTACTCTATGTACCAATCTGAATGCAGATATGGTAGATGGTGTTAATGTTAAAGATATTGAACATACATTATACATATCGTCAACTATTAAAAATTATTTAAAGATTTAGGTTAATCATAAGTATTTCCCCAATAGTTATAAAATTGTTGAATATTATGATGGCTACATTTATGTTTACTAGTTATTAATAAATGCTTATTCTCCAAAATTTACCGATCTTTAGCTCATTAGTGGAAAAGTACATACTGGAATTAAAACATTTTATGATTTGACTAAATGGTATATAGAAACTACAGAATCTGGAATGAACATATACATATATCAACCTGAAAATAGTAATTTCAAAATATATGGAGTTATACATGGAGAACCTCAATCTCCAAATGTTCAATTTAGTGTTGTTAGTTCATTGCCTAGTAATGTAGTAAGTAGACATATTACATTCAATGTAACATCTTAGAATTTAGAAGAATTTGACTGGTACGGTGTATCTTGGTCAGAAACATCTTCTGATCCAGATTGTACTCGTATTGGTAATATGGACATGCATAGATCATTGCCTATATAGAGTATGATGAAACCATTTGCTTTTTAGACACAACCGGTTCATAAAGACTAGTTTGTTCCTTTGAAGGAAAACTTTACTGAAGCAATGTATGGGCATGCAAATAATGGAGAAGCTGGATAGGTAGCATCTACAGTAAACGTTATGATTAAGATACCAGAATTTTGGTATGTCGATGATTATACTCCTGGTACAAAAACACACAATTTAAAAATATGTCCACACGCTAAACCAGGATGGCATCACCACAAAGAAGCATATGTTAGCGCATATGAAGCATTCAACTTTGGTAATAAAGGTAGATTAATAAGTATGAAAAGCGTTGTTCCTACTGTTAATTTTACCATAACTAATGGCAGAACTTGGGCTAGAGCTAATGGATTTGACGGAGAAGCTAAATGGAATCTTTATACATATGAAGAGCATAGAGCTATATGTCATTTGTTCTTAGTAGAATATGCTACTAGAAATTCACAAAAGGCTGTTAATACTGCACTAACTCCTGAGGGATTTAGACAAGGTGGATTAGGTTCTGGTTGTACTACAGGAACAGCAACTATCAACGGAGCTCAAACTTGGTCGTTTATTCCAACTGGAAGTTCTGATAGTCTAGGTAGTGGTTCTGGTGAAGTCACAGTAACTATACAACAGACTGATTCATCTGGTTCTAATACTTCTACTATTACACGTAAATGTAATAGATATAGAGGAATTGAAAATCCATTTGGTCACATATGGAAACACACGGATGATATAATTAGTATATATGAAGGTAGCTGGAGGACTTATTATAAGTCTATAAAACCTGATCAATTTGCTACTAACAAAAATAATAGTTATAAACCTTTAACATCAGCAGCAGTTGTAACTGGTTATAAAACCGAAATTAGAGTTACTCCTACTTGTGATTTCTTCGCTGAAGCTTGTACTAATGGTTCAGAAACTACATACTGGTGTGATTATAACTGGGATAATACTGATACTTCAGAACACTGTTTGTTAATCGGTGGTAGCTCTGACAATGGCGGCCGGGCGGGTCTCTTCGATCTTAATTCCGATAGTGGGGTTGGTATTTCCGATGCTGCTGTCGGTTCTCGATTAACATATCTCCCGTGGGCGGAGTAATGACTTAATTATGCAATACGGTATAGTTAAGTAATACCCACAGGTTGCTTCTCTAGAATTAGAACGAGTATGCATTATTAGTTTTAAGTAAAAAAAGTAGTAACTCTGACAATAGCAGCAAAGCAGGTCTATTCAATCTTAATTCCAATAATGAGGTTAGTAATTCCAATGCTAATATCAGTTCAATGAAATTGCGTATCATAATATTTTCAGTTTATCATATAATAGCCAACTACTGAGAAGGACCTTACCACTTGGTAAAAAATATAAATAATTTATTAAGGGCTAGTAGTGAAATATCGAAAGCTCTTTGTAATTTCAGACTATGAAGAAATTTAAGAATTTATATTAGAAGATAACAGATTTAGATAATATAAAGCTAGCTCATCATAATGCTAGAAAGAATAAAACTCATAGAAACGATGTAAAGAAAGTAGATGCAGACATAGAAGGATTTTGTAAGTAGATACAGGATATGTTAATCAATCATACTTATAAAACTTCTGAATATTTTACTTTTAAATTATATGAACCTAAAGAAAGAATAATATTTAAACTGCCTTACTTTCCAGATCGTATAGTACATCACGCTATTATGAACATAATGGAACCTTTGTGGATTAATTAGATGATACCTTAGACTTATAGTTGTATTAAGAAAAGAGGTATTCACAAAGTTCTTAAGTAGATATAGCATGATCTAAAAGATAGAGATAATACTAAATACTGTCTTAAAATAGACGTTAGAAAGTTTTATCCTTCAGTAGATCATGATATATTAAAATAGATAATTAGAATAAAGATTGCAGATAGAGAACTATTATAGTTACTAGATGAAATAATAGATTCATCAGAAGGAGTACCTATTGGTAATTACTTGTCTTAGTTCTTTGCTAATCTATATCTATCTTACTTTGATCACTGGGTTAAAGAAAATAAAAATATAAAGTACTACTATAGGTATGCAGACGATATAGTAATACTTTATAAAGATAAAGAGTCTTTGCAGACATTACTTAGAGATATAAAGTAGTATCTAAAAGATAATTTAAAACTGTAGTTAAAGAATAACTATTAGGTATTCCCAGTAGAAAGTAGAAGTATAGATTTTGTTGGATATAAAATATATCACAACTTTACTTTAGTTAGAAAAGTATTAAAGAAAAAATACTGTAAGAAGAATGCCAAACTGAATAAAAGAAGTACTAACTATAAATATTATAGAAGAAAGATGGCTAGTTACATAGGATGGTTTAAACACGCTAACTGTTATTCTTTACTTACTAAAACTATTAAACATAAAGAGCTATTAGATTACCTGGATATACGTAAGGGAAATAGAACATACGAATAATGAGTGCGTTATAGTTATATAATTGCAGAGACTTTAACATATGCTAGCAGTAATAAATATTGACTAGCATTTTTATTTCAGATAAAATTATTTTAAGTTGTGTTGAGTAGAAGTTTATATATAATGAATCTTGCAAGACGTATATTTGCTAATGGATACCAATCTATAGTAGGTTGGTTAACAGGCATAGCGACTATACTAGCACCAGCTGCACCATTAATAGGTGTATCATTTCTATTCATAATACTAGACTTAATCTATGGATATAAAGTATGTAGACAAGTAACCAACAACAGTTATTTTGAATCTGGTAAGTTTTGGTCTACTATTGAGAAACTAGGATTTGCAGCTATAATGATAGCTGGATTTACTTTATTAGATAAGTTTATATTTATGACATATGCTGATCTGGTGTTAGCTAAAGTTGCAGCAGGAGCAGTATGTTTTGCAGAAATAATATCATTATTAGAATCTAGGAAAGCATTAAAACCTAATTCATTGGTTACAAAACTCTTCACAAAGATTATAAAGTCGAAAGCAGAAAAATATTTAGATGTAGATATAACAGACATCTTAGAAGAACAAAATACTATTACAAATGATACCAATACTGATAAGTCTAGCAAAAAGATTAACAAGTAACATTATCGGTTGGTTTAAAAGGAATTACAAAGCAATGGCAGTGATTATCATTACGATTCTCGCTGCCATTTGTTTTTATTAGAATAACTAGCTAGATAAGAAGAATAAAGAAATAGATAGAGTAACTAATAACTATCTTTACTATGAATAGCTAGCAACATAGTAGAAGAATGATAATAGAGTTCTATAGCTTACTCTAGATGAATTTAAAGAAACCAAAGATAGCTTAATACAAGAAGTACGAGCTACAGTAAAGAAATTAAAGATCAAAGAGAAGGAGTTGAAATAGGTACAGATATAGGAGTAGAAAGTAGTACATGATACTACAGTAGTAGTTAGATCAACTGACTTTAAAGTGGAAATCAAACCAAACAATTTGACATCAATCGTAATAAATAAAAGAGATACGCTCCTAACACATAGTATCGACATTCGCAATACACAATCACTATTTATTCATACTAAAAAAGAATATAAGCGTAATTATAAGAATTGGTTCTAGCGACTCCTTCACTTTGATTTTAAAAAACGAACTATTTATAAGTACCAAATTGATAACAGTAACAAGTTAATCAATGTAGAAAATACTAGAATAATAGATTTATCAAAATGAACTTTATAAGTCGAATAATTAAATCAATTAATGCAATGAGAGAAAGACTGAAAATAGAGCGTCATGAGGCTATGTATGGTCCACACTTTAATGAAGAATGTGCACTAAAAGCAGTCTCAAAGATGGAAAACGAAGATGGCTCTCGTGGAGAACATTGGAGTTTAGAAGAAACTACTTCAATCGCTAACCAGTACGGAATCAATCTGAAAGGTGAGAAATACAACAAGTATGATTGGTACGTTGCTCTCAATATGATACGTTCAGACTATTATCGTGCAGTTGTTACTATGACAAGCAGTGATCACATTAAATACTTTGTAGAACTAGCAAAAGCTTGGTTGAATGACAAAGATATAGAAGAAGGAAAGATGTGGTATTACTATTGCTATATTATGTGTGATAAATTGCGCAAAGAAGCTAAGACGATGTTAATGCTTGAAGACGATGAAGATGAAGAGCATGAGTATCGTTATGCTCGTGGTGGTAGAGGACGTGGAAGAGGTAGAGGAGGAAGAATGACTCGCTACGGTTATGACTATGACGAAGACGATGAATATTTAGATCGTGAACGTGAAGAGGAAAGAATGCATAGATATGAACCTATGTATGAAAGAAGAATATCAAGATATTAATTTAATCAAAATTTATGAGAACTATGTACGAACCTGAAAAAATTTTAGTACAAAACGCTGGTATAGATCCAGGTGTAGCTGCACTTTTGCAGAATGCAAACAAAGGTAATATGGACCCTGCTGCTCTTATGGCTATGATGAACAACGGCGGTTTCGGTGGAAACGGCGGTTGGTGGTGGATTTGGATCATCCTAATCTTCTTCTGCTGGGGCGGTTTTGGAGGTAACGGTTTTGGTAGAGGTAGTGATGATGCTAGTCGTCTTGCTTCTCAGTTGAATACCGATACTAACACAAGTCTGTTAATGCAGGCTATTCAAGGTAACAAAGATGCTATCAGTTCTTTGTCTAATACTTTAAATTGTGATATTAATGCTGTACAGACAGCTTTGAATACTATTAATACTAGCGTAAGTCAGATTGCTTGTGATACTAAATTGGCTAGCTGTGAAGTAATTAATGCTATTACTTCTGGTAATGCTAACTTAGCTTCTCAATTGGCTAACTGCTGCTGCCAGACTCAACGTTCAATTGACTCTGTTAATTTGAACTTGACTCAAATGAATGCAGACAATAGACTGTCTATCTGTCAGCAAACCAATACTTTGTAGAATGCAATTACTAGTGGATTCAATAACTTACTAACAGACAATGCTAACAAATTTAATGTAATTGGCGCTAAGATAGATGCACAGACTCAGATGATCAATGATAAATTCTGTCAGCTGGAAATGCGTGAAATGCAGAATAAGATTGACACATTGCGAGATGAAAAACAAGGATACCAATTATCTGCTCTTACTCAGCAATAGACTCAAAACTTAGTTAATCAGTTGCGTCCTTGTCCAGTACCTGCTTACTTAACTTGTAACCCATTCGGATGTAACGGTGGATTCACTGGTTACGGATACGGATATAACGACGGTTGCGGTTGTGGTTGCTAATAAGAAAGGAGGTAATTATGTTTAATCCTTTCTTTAATCCTTATCGTATAAGACGTATTGACCAAGGTGGTATACCTACATTAGATACTATATTCTCTAATGTAGATACTACTAACAATACTGTTACTTATGGAATATGTCCATTTCAATGGAGACAATTGCCATGCAGAGGTTTAATATTATTAAATATTAATCATACTGCTACTGGTGCAACAGAAGGATCATTAGTATCTGTAGCTACTTCTGTTAGTTCTAGTTAGGTATCATCTAATCCAACTAGTGTAAATACTAATAGTGGTAAAGCATTACTAAATGGTTCTGGTGATTAGATGCCGACAGAAGAAATTTCAACGGGTAATAAATATCTAATATACTATGATAAACGTACTGGAGTATTTCAGACTATAAATCATATTGTAGCACCAGCTGCTTAATAAAAAACTTAGGGCTACTGTAAAAGGTAGCCCTACTAAAACCAATTCAATTATGTTATTTAGTCAATTAAAAATAGGAGATCACGTGCACGTATTAGAAGTTCTAGGAACATTTAAAAAGACTACTGTTTATAGTCTTGGTTGCATTACTTAGGTTTCAAATTCTTATGATGAAGCTTTACCTCAAGGTTAGTTTCCAATACCAGGATAGAGCAGACGTAAACTAGTTGATGTGTTTATTAGCTGTAATGGAGAGTCTAAGAAACTATCAGTGCCAGCTGAGCGTTCGATTATTAATGATACTTCTATAGGACTTACTGTTGCTACTAACAAAGAAGAAATAGCTAATATGGTTAGATAGAACTATAACGAGTTCAAAGCTAAAAAAGAAGCTGCAAGTAAGTATGATGAAGAAATGGAGAAGTGTAAAGATATTTTAGATCAACTAGAAGCACAGGTAGAAGCTCCTATAATAACTAACACTATTGATAATAGTAAAGAAATAAATGATTTAAAGAACGATGTTGCTGATATTAGGAAGATGCTCGAAGATACTAAGAAGATGTTTATGGGAGGATTCCCAAAACCACCAATGCCACCTATGCCTAATGTACCAGCTCCAATGAAATAATACTCGGCAACGCTCACAACGTTCGCTCACCTCTACGAGGCTCGCTCACTGTATAGTGGACGAGCTTTTGTTGTTTATGTATGTTAATAATATATCCTCGCTTCGCTCAGAGTTCCTTCGCTTCGCTCGGAAAATTATTATAAAGCTATTTAAGAAAGGCTATTAGTTTCTGTTAAGGAGTGTATCTAAGATACTATAAAAATTTACAGTAAGTCTTAAAATGCGTTTTATGACTATTATAATTATAATTTAAATATATAGATATGACATTAAATGAGCTCATTGATGATATTCTATTAGAAGCTAGAAACAACTAGATTACTGAGAGTGAAAAGCTCAGTAGATACTAGATAGAATTGTGGATTAAAACATATCGAGCTTACCTATTAAAACAGAAGTTAGATAAGGGAGAGCAATTAGACTAGATCTTCTATTAGACTATACGCATGCATTTGGATAAAATAGAAGAAGATCCAGGTCATGCAGAATACCAAGGAGATAAAGAATTACCTACTTTACTTGGTACTAAACTTACTACTTCAGTAATAACAGTAAAAGATGCCTATGGTAATATTATTCAATTAGGTTCTGAAACTAAAATGAAATTCTAGAAATATAGAAAGTATACCTGTAAAGATTATATTGCATATGTTAAAGGTAATAGAATATATGTAGAAGGTGATGCTAACCAACTAGAATATATTGATGTAGAAATAATTGCTGAAGATCCTACTGAAGATAAACTGTGTTACAATCCTGATAAGGATGAATATCCTTTACCAGCTTATATGTGGGGTACAGTTAAGTAGTTAATCTTTACTAAAGATTTCTTAACTATGAGATAGCAAGTATCTGATACTACTAATGATAGTAAAGATGATACTTAGAATGTAATGAATTAGAATGTTAACAGAAGTATAAGACGATGAATGAATTAAATAAATCTGCATTTAAAACTGCTTCCTATACTATTCCATCGTTTTATAATTCTTATTTAAGTAATATCGAACCAGATACTGTTTACGATATTGACTATACCACATATAGAAAGATTATAACAGAATACTTTCAATATCTAAGAGATTAGATAATAGAAGAAAGTAAAAGAGTAAAGTTGCCATATAGAATGGGCAGCTTGTAGATAATTAAAAAGTAGCCAAAGCATTTAGATGGTAGAAGTCTTAGAATTGATTATTAGGCTACTAAAGAATATGGTAAATTAATTTACCTATTAAATGAACATTCTAATGGGTATAAGTATCGATTATATTGGGATAAATAGGATTTACTAGTTAAAAACAAAAGTAAATACTAGATATAGTTAAGTAGAGCCAATAAGAGAAATTTGGCTAGCATAATTAAAAATAAAGTTCACGATTACGAAGAAATATGATTTACAAAATGACAAGTAGTAAAGCCGTGATTGCTAAAGTAATTGCGGACTTAGGTTTAAATGAAACTGAAATACCTATTACAGATATACGTCAATGGATTGGAGAAGCCTTAATGAATATAGGTTCTGTTAATCAATTAGATCATAAAGTAGAAGTAATACCTATCAATGGTTATTAGGCTAAGTTACCATGTGACTTAGAAAGATTAAACAGTGTGGCTTACTCTACATGTGATTGTGGTGGTTGGATACCTATGAAAAAGAGTACTGGTACATTCAGTGTATATGATAAGAAAGATAACTGTGATTGTTGTAATATGATTATACACGATGATATATTAATACCATTAGTAAAGAACCTTCATAATCTTACTAAAGATAAAGACGCATTAGAAATACTTAATAAAGATACTAATACTAGATAGACACTTAGCACATTAATTAATAATTATACAGTTTGTAGCAAAAATGGTAGATTACAGCACACTAGTTTTAATGGTACTAATTTCAGTTATACGCCACAATATGATGTCAAACCAGGATATCTCATCACAAATGTTCCAGAAGGATATGCAAAAATCTCATATCATGCTATCTACACTGACGAGGATGGCATGCCTATGATACCTGATGTATAGTCTTACTTTGAAGCTTGTTTCTGGTACTGTGCATAGAAAATACTTTATATTAAATATATAAAAGGTGATGTACATAGATAGTTATGGTTAGATGCTAAGAACTCTTATAATTTTTATAGAAAGCAAGCTTATGCAGAATCATTAATGCCGAACCAGGATCAACTAACTAATATCAAGTACACATGGAATACGTTAGTTCCTGAAATAGATGAAGAACGTACTTTCTTTAGTACTACTGGTGATAGACAAGAAATTTATAATTAGAATTACAATTATAATAGATTATGGAGATAAATAGCCAAGTAAATACATTTCTCGAAGGAATGAATTTGGATAGCGATATTACTATGTTATCCGATAAGTAGTACAGATGGGCATAGAATGTTAGATTATTAACAGATAATGCTGGAACTACTGGAATTCTATAGAATATAGAAGACATTAGACAGTATTTAGGAGGTTTAGAAATCTCTGAAAATATACTTGGTACTGCTGTTAGTAGATGGTATAATGTAGATAAAGAAAGAGTCGAAGAGTGTGGGGTTGTATTTACTAAGGAGTTATATGAACAAAATAGAATCAACAATCTCTGGATAGTAACTGATTTTGATAGTATTAGCCCAACTTGGACACTAATCGTATCGGCTTAGTTAAATATAACCGATAACGTATCTATTGTTACTAACTTTGAATCTAATAATGTTAGTAAAGTATACATATCTGATGGTAATACTTCTATTAAATGTATTAATATATAGAAGAAATATAATACAAGTAAGACTAGTCCAATAACAGATAGTACATACTTTGATCTGTTACCGAGTTCTACTATCGCTCCTTTTAAATTTATCGAGTGGACTTCTGGTAATTTACCAGCAGGTATGGTACAATATTGTTACCAATTATTTAATGTGCATGGAGGTGAAACTACTACATCTTCATTAAGTTCTATGATACCTGTATCTTCTAGTAATGCTAATTCATCTAAGAATTTTAATGGGAACAACGCTGATGAAAGTACAGATAAAGGATGCTTATTATCTGCAACATTATTCAATGATGGTAGATTTGAAAGAATTAGAATAATAGGTATATAGTATACTAGTAAAAGCCAAACTCCAAAAGTTTATATTATAAATGAATTAGACTTACCTAAGTCTGATAATTCTGTTATCACTTTTACTTATAATGATATAGGTAAAAATTATATTAGTGAATTATCTATTGAAGAATTTAATAATCTAGTACCATTTGAATTCAATGCTAAGAGTATAGCTAAAATGAACAATAGATTATTTGCTTCAAATTTGTAGGAATTAACTTGGGATGTTGCATATGATGCAAGAGCGTATAGATGTAATAAAAATGGAACAATACAATTAAATTCTAGTATAACAGAGAATTCACTTACTTTAACTTTTGATTAGTTATTAGGTCAAGGTAACGACTTTATTATACCAGAAGAACACGACTGTATTAATCCTATGAATGGTCAAATAGTATATCCAAATAATGAAACTGAAGAATATGCTTACGGCTATGATGATAGTAGAACCATTAGAGGTGGCAAAGGAGTAAATATAAGTTATAGATTTGTTACTACAGACTTAATAGAATCTGACAATGCTCCATCTGTAGATGAAGAAGGTAATAAATTATTAGCTTATAATATGGAATTATCTGCATCTAAAAGAGTAGACGCTACTATTAAGTTAAAATGTCCAGAGAATGGTCAAACTGTATATATCTATAATAATGATAATATTTCTAGAATAAGAAATTATAGCGATCCATTTTACGTATCTAATTTTTTAGGGTATTAGAGAGACGAAGTATATAGATTTGGTATCGTATTCTACAATTAGAAAAATATACCTTCTCCTGTACATTGGATCGGAGATATTAGATTTCCGTCTGGTGATATTAAAGGATATGAACCATTTACTTTTGCTGATACAGTTGATGGAACTGGTAATTATGAATTAATATCTCATCCGTTAGGTATAGTATTTTATGTATAGAATCTTCCTGTAGATGTAGTAGCTTATGAAATAGTAAGATGCGACAGAACGTTAGCGGATAGAACTGTGGTTACTTAGGGATTACTAAACAAAACTGTTAGATTCAATGGGTGGTAGAATAATACTGAAGATTATAGAGCTGAATATTCTATTGGTAGCATAGATAGAAGACCTACTATTATGCCAACATTTACAGACACTACCGTATCACCGTTTGCACAAGGAATATATCATATATATGATAACAAAATGGTATAGCAAGATACTCAAGCTATAAACCCAATGGACGTTAACGGTATATTTGATTTAGTAACAGCTGATATATGTTTTAATAAAGAAAATTCAGATTCTATTGTTACTAGTAATATGAATATAGTTCCATTATATTGTGCTCATTCCGCTACATATTGTAATGATAATAGATATAAACATCACAGACTGGGAATACCTTTCACAAAAGTGTTAGGTAGAAATGATAACAATTAGACTGAAAATTCATTTGGTGGTGTAGTAGAAGGATCGGATTATGATGGAGATCGACCAGCTATTAAATTAGAATCTGGAGTATTTGACGGGTTTGAGTAGAATGACGGCAGACTTAGTGGAGGGGTGTGTAAATATTATTAGATGTTTGGTAAGAACTATGCTCATAAAGACAATTCTAATTTGCGTCAATCTTTTCCTATAAAAGATGTTACTAAACCAACTAATATTTCTCCTTATCAAGAAGCTTTTGATGCTAAATAGATAGTAAACTATATAGATAGATTTGGGTTTATCAATTATAGTATTGGTTCTAATGAAGCTCTTGGACCACATGGGGTATGTTTAGCTATTAGTGCTCCAGATGTATACTCCGGAGGTTTTACTGGTATACGTACAACGCCAATGCTGAGAAAGTTTAGATATAATTCTGTACTTTTCGTTAACATAAAAAAAAGTGCTACTCAGTATGGTGGTAACACATTTATAAGTAGGAGTTATTCTACTTATTATAGTACTAACACTTATGTTAAAACATCTTGGGAAGGATATGATACAGCAATGTGTTTTGGTGGTGATACATATTTGGGTGTATTAGATTATGTGCACACTTTGTTATTTACTAGAAATGATCCAGATGATAGAAACGGTTTCAAGAGATTTGTTGCAGCTTATATACCTTTAGAATCTAGTATAAATCTACATTATAGAAACGATGAACATTTTTCTCAAGATACAACAGTATCTACTGGCAATGCTCAAACTGGAGAGGCTAATATATATTTTTTAACAGAACCTGGTGCACTAAATACAAACTATACTCAAGGAAAACCTATGTATACATATAATTCAGCATATTCTAGTACTAATACCGCTAAAGGTTATATTCAAAGTTCTATATACGCTGAAGATAACGTAAAGAGTATGAATCGTATTACGTGTTCTGAAGTAAAGTCTATTAACGAATAGACAGATAGTTGGACTAAATTTAAATTTGCTAATTATTTAGATACAGATAGTACATATGGACCTGTTACTAATTTAAAAGTGTTTAAAAACAGATTGTATTTCTTTTAGGATAGTTCTGTGGGTATAGCTTCTGTTAATGACCGATCATTAATTAATGATAATAATGCTGGAGAACTAGTATTAGGTACAGGTGGAATATTAACAAGATATGATTACTTAGTTACACAAAATGGTAGTAGTATTATAAATGATAAAAGTATTACTAATTCAGAAACAACTTTATATTGGCACGATTTTGATAAAAATGTAATATGTTCGCTAGGTAACGGATTCAATGAATTATCTAAGGTAAAACAAGTATAGACATATTTAAATAGATTACCAGATTCAGCTAGAAGAAATCCAGTATCATTTTATGATAAGAAATATAATGAAGTGTGGTTTAGAATATATGACAGATGTTTAATATTTAATGAACAATTAAATGTATTTACTTCTTTCTATACTCACAATCCAAACTGGTTCTTCCCATTCTCTACTAGATTAATTACTATCAAAGATAATAATTGTTATTACTTGCATAATATGTATTATGTAGATGATAGTAAAGAGAAAGAAGAACGTATATCTTATATAAGATTTGTAGTGAATAAAGATATTGCATACACAAAGGTATTTGATAATCAATGGTTTTCAGCTGAATTTGAAGATGTTGGAGATGAGGAAAAACCTACTTTAATAACTGATATACATTTTGAAACTAAGACACAAGTTACTGAACCAATAGATTATAATCAGATAGAAGTTAGAGAGGATAATTACAGATTTGCAATAAGTAGAGAAAAACAAGATAAACCAGATTTACAACAATAGACTAATATGTCTTACGCTGGAAGAATGAGAGGAAAATATTTGATTTGCAATTATACTTTTGATTGCAACGATAATAAAGAATTTAAGCTTCCGTATATTAAAACAACTTATAGATATTCAATGTTATAATATGAAAAATAAGAAATTAAAAAGAGTTCCTCAATATGCTTTCGGCGCTGATGCTATTTCAAATTGGGGAAACATGAGTGGAGTAGATAAAGCAAATGTAGTTACACAAGGAGTTGGAGCTATAGGTAGTATGATAGGTAACGCTACTAGTGGATAGAAACCTACAGCAGCTGGTGTAATAGGTGGCATAGGATCTGGAGCTGCAATGGGCGCTTCTATTGGTGGACCTTGGGGAGCAGTAATAGGCGGAGCTATTGGTGGTATTACTTCAAGTATAGGTTCTGGTGGATCTGTTAATGAACAGACTGGTGAGTATGAATTACCATCAGGAATAGCTGGTCTATTTGGTCATAGTAAAAGTTATATACGTAATAAAGCTGGTAGAATTAAAAATGGTATTCAAGCTAGACAAATGTCTGAGCAAGTAGCAGCTGATTACTATTAGGAAAATGGATACAATGAATTAAGTTTATCTAAAGGTGGAGTAGTACCATCTACTATGGCTTACTTAGATGATGGTGAGATGTTAAGAACACCCGATGGAACTATAGGATCTATACCAGAAGAAGGTAAACCTACAGATTCTAATTTATTAAATGTACCTGTTGGAACTCAAGTATTAAGCGATAAATTAAAAGTTCCGGGAACTAATAAAACATTTGCAGAAATGGGTAAGAAATTGATGAAGAAAAGCAAAAAGAAAGTTAACAACATATACGCTGAAAACAGTTAGATGCTAAATGAGAGAAACAATCAGGCGACTTATTAGAGCTTGTTAGAATAGCAAGAATCTTTAAAGAATAAAAAAAACAGTAAGAAACAATAGATACCATCTTACGAAAATGGTACTTCTGGCGTATACGGTAGAAAGAAAGTAAAATTAAAATACATATATGATCCTATGTTGGGAGGTTTTGGTTATATTGATCCTAATACTGGTGGCTTTGTTGAAATGAACAACGTTCGTAATGATCTTCTGCCTGATTCTATGTGGGTTCAAAATTACGATAATTCTGAACAAGCTGAACAAGCTGAACAACAATCTTCCGTAGAACAGAATACTGTTCCTAAGAATACACTTAGAGCAAAGAAACGTGACTTTCTACGATTACCAGCTAAACAAGGTAAAGCGAATACTCCAACTATATTTAATGACCACGCTTTTGAATTAGCTGGAACTAAATATCAAATAGGTGATACTTTTGAATATAAAGGAAAGCAGTACAAAGTTATTGGGAACAATGAAGCTGTACCTGTTAACTAGAATACAATAAATCCTAAAGATGCGAGAGATGGGGTTGATTGGAATTTGTTTAGAGACATATTTACTCAAGGTGATCCTAGAATTATAGGTCCGGCTGGAGCAGGAAGATATCCTTCTAATACTTAGAGTAGAAGAGTAGGCAGATTATCTGATCCAAACAATCCTTACTTTATAGGAAATATGTACATGAATGGTAATTATGGTAATCTTACTGCTGGTGAACTGTTGACTTCTTTCAATCCTGAATTTAATACACCTGCTGTAGGTATAATAGGCACTGATACTTCTAGTTCTTCAGTTCCTGTGGCAGTTCAAGATACTACAGTACCACAAACTATATCTCGTAGTACCACTGGTACTAAAAAAGGTGCGGTACAAACAAGTACGTAGCAACCTGTTCAAGAATAGGTCAACGCTGGACCGATACAACCTTTTAGCAATAGCCGTCCATCTTTAACTGAATTGGCTTCTAAACCGAATAAAATTTTACCAAAGGTTAATGTTGGCAGACCATTTACATATAATCCTTCTACAGACAATGGATTAAGTAATGGGCTAGACATGTCTTCTTTATATTCTACAGTAGCTACTTTGGCTCCTCTATTTGATAGAGAACGTGCGGAAAAAGTTGATACTTATACATACAATCCTGTATACGGTCCTACTGAATATAACATAGATCCTTTGTTGGAACAAATCACTATGAGTGACAGAATTTCTAGATATAATATGGCTAATATCAATCCTAATACTGGAGCTAATATGGCATTTGGTTTATAGTCAGCTGTTAATAGAAATAAAGCTATAGCTAACGCATATGCTACTAAAAACAATGCTGAAAATCAAATGGCATTCAATAATGCACAAATAGCTAATCAGTGGGGACAGCAATATTCTGATGCTAGACATACTGCTGCCACTGAATACGCCCAGAATAAAGCAAATGCTAGAAATATAAATAGAAGGAATTTTGCTTCAGCTTTGAACAATTGGGGAGCTTCATTGAGAGATAAAAAACAAACAAGTATGGATATGGCAGCTTTGGAGATGTTGCAACCTATGCTTAATTATGGTACAGAAGATAATGTACTTAACAGAGTTAATAAAATATTAAATAGAGTAAAAAATGGTTAATAGATACGATGAACCTGCTTCTTATGGTTATATTAGTCAATATGTGCCAATACCGTTTGAAAAATTATACGCATTAGGTAAAGATTATGCAGACCAAAGAAAACAAGCAGAAAAAGAATTAGAAACAAATATTAAAAAATTTGGAGAATTTGTTTCACCTTCTAGTGTAGATACATAGAATTATTATAACGCTTCTATAAAAGTTCTAGATCCTCTAATACAAGAAGCTGCTGTTAACCCAAGTGTTATGAAAAACGCAGATTATCGAGCTAGATTACAAAATACTATAAACAACTTAGATTACAACTTGTTAAGTCAATATCAACAATCTGCTGAAAATCTTAGACTTCGCGAGCAAAATATAGCTAAGTTACAAGCAGAAGGTAGGTACGATGTAAACATGGACGACATTGACATAACTAATTGGAATACTAAAGATTAGGGAATAATGAATAATTTAAATCCTATTCGTTATCAATCAATTAGAGAACAAGTAGAACCTTATGTAAACAACTTGCAAGATTCGTTCTTGTATAGTAGAGGCGGATATAATTGGATTGGCGTTGATGCAGATACTGTAATAAGACAAGTAGATACCAATTGGTCATCCATACGCAATACCCCTATAGCAGAAGCTCATATAAAAGCTATGATGAAAAATGGTATGACCTTAGAGTAGGCTGAGAATGCTTTTAGAAATCAAGCTATGAATGATGCATTAGAATATGTTAGAAAGAAACCTGTAGTAGATCCATATGCTATGGCTGAATATTAGAATAGAGCTGCTATAAGATTAGCACAAGCTATAAAAGGTAGTTAGGGTAAGCCTTCTGGTGCTGTGTTAGGACTTAGTGATATGCTAACTGGATAGTACTTGAAGCATCGTCAAAACATATTCAATAGAACTTTATCTAACGATAGTAGAGACGAACTATCAGATCCTAGTTTCCTTCAGAAATATCAAAAACTTACAGAAGAATCCTAGATTAATATAGACAATCTTACTAATCAAATTATGAACAGCAATCCTAAATTTGCACAAGCTGTAGAACTAATTAAACAAACTCTTATTGCTAAAGGACACCAAGATTCTGAAGAATTAGATCAAGTCGCGTTTCAAGCTGCACTACAATCTCCTGTAGTTAGTAATAAAGATAGAAATAAAATAAATTCTGCCATATAGTAGTATGAAGAATAGCATCAAAATATGATAAAAGAAGCAGAGGGTAGAGCCATGCAAAAAGCTTTTAATAAAACATTACAATTAGATCCTAATGCAAATCCTTTTAGTAACTTTAGAATGTACGTTGATGGTGGAGAGTATATGTACGACGAAAAGAAAGTACACGATATGTGGGAAGATGGGTTAAGAATAATTACACAACCAGTTGGACCGAATTTAAATCAAAATATGTTAAATAGCTTATTTGGATCTAATAAAAAAGTAAATGAAGAAGTAGGTTATATTATAGATCCTAATAAATTAATATCTCCCAGAAGCATTGTATTAGATAATCCTTATGTTACAAGCCTTGTAGAACAAGCTGGACACAAAATTAATGATATTAAAAATATGCATCTTGATAGAGATACTTGGGGTCAAGATAATTTTGATATAGAAGAAAGAATAGCCAAAGGTGATTTTGGTAAAGTAGCTATCGACAAGGTAGAAGGCTACATAGAACAAGGCAATACTAAAGGTTTACTTGTTAGTGTGAATGTACCTTATAAAGATATAGAAAACGCTTATACCTCTTGGTGGAGAATAGAAAATCCTAAAAATACTTTAAAAGACTATGGTTTTACTGTATCGGGAGCTCCAGAGGGAGCTGGAGAAGATTCCAGATGGTCACAAGGATACGTTACAGTAAGGATGGTTTTGGGTACTAGTGATAGTGATGTTGATAAAATTATGACAAATAGAAGCTATTAGAAAGAAACTGGTACGACAAATACAAAAGAAATGTAGATACAACAAGATGATGCGTTAATGAATTAGATAAATAACTGGACTCCCGGAATGGGATTTTAATTAATAATAAATATGTCATACATAGATTTATAGAACGCTACAAAAAATCCAATATTATACAGAAATAACAGCATTGGATTTCTGGATAAGGCTTACTATGAAAATAAGAACACCTCAGATTGGGCAGCAGATTATGATTTCATAGATTGGGCTTAGGACGCAACTAGAGATTATTATAGAAGTTTACAAAAAGGTTAGATGTAGACTTCTCAGGATAAAATGACAGTTAATAAATAGAACATTAATGATTCTTAGAAACTGTTAGAGTTGTATGATCAATTAGATCAAGTTGATTCTAAAGACCAAGTAGCTATTATTCAGAATGAAATAAGTAATATTACGGATTCTATGCGTAAGAATGGTAGTTGGTCATATTAGGCAGACCCTAATAGAGACCAATTACAAGGTATCATAAATGATAACCAAAAACAATATGACGAAAATTATAAACAGTATTTAGGTGATTTAGAAGAACTAAATTAGTCCTATAAGAACTATGATATAAGTCAGTACTATACAAGAAAGAGTAATGATGCTACCGCTGGATGGGGTAATTTTTTCTATAAAATGCCATCAACTATGGGCACTAGCAACACTAGCGCCCTGTATTAGACTACTAGTATGTTAGCAGGTTGGGGAGGATTCGTAGCAGGATCTAAATTAGGAGCAGCAATTGGAGCTGCTGCTGGACCTGTTGGAGCCGCAGCTGGTGCTGTATTAGGTGGTATAATTTCTATTGGCGCAGCTCAATTATTTGGCGGAATAACCTCGCGTGAGAATGAGTCCCACATGGAAGCATTTAATGGGTATTCTGAAAAAGTATAGCAACTAGCTGAAAAAAGAAATGTAGATCTACAACCTGTGATAAATAATACTAAGCAGCAATTAGCTAAAAAAGGTGTAGACGTTACTTATTTAAACGATAATGAAATAATACAAGCGGCATTAGCAGATGGCGATATCATATCAGGTTCTTCAGAATTTGATCAGATAGCTAAAGAAGCATATCTTGGAACTAGAAGAATATATGAGCAGAATAATGCACTTGGGTTTGGAGAAGTACTATCCGATTTATCTTATTTTATACCGTTGGGTAAATATCTAACAGGCACTGCAAAAACTGTTGGTAAATTTGCATATAAAACCATAGGAAGTCCATTTAAACAAGCAATGGCTAACAGAATGGCACAAGGGTTACAGGTTGCAAATCTTGGCTCTAATCTAAGAAAAAAAGTAATAGCTGACAAACTTTTTGATTTTGCAACAGGTTCTGTATGGCGTAGCGCAGTGGAAGCGTCAGAAGAAGGTGCACAAAATGTAATTATTAAGAAGTATATGAACGATGAGTATGCGGACGATTATGCAAATTCATCATTTTATGACGCATTAACAGATGGTCAATTGGTAGAAGATACTATAGACAATTTATGGTTGAGGGCTAAAACTTTAGGAGCAGCTTTTAATATTAATCATGAATATGAAAATGATGCACAGCTATTTGAGGAGATGATGGGTGGTGCACTATTGCCATTTTTTAGTCCACAAGGTGTAATTGGTTCTGCTTTAAATGCTAGAAAAACATTTAACGACATTACTCAAAGCAAAAGAGTTGGAGATTATGTTGCTACAGCGTTGATGCAACAAGACGAAATTAACCGTAATTCTGATTTTTATAAAAAGGTAAGAGAGGGGATGAGTAATGGCACTTACCTTGATATGCTAGACAGAATTGGTAATATGTTAAAACAAAAAGGATCTGATGGAAAAACTACACAATACAATTTAGATACTACTGTTTTAACAAAAGATGGTTCTATTCCTAAAGATACTGATATTGACGAGTTTATAAACGAGTAGAGAGAAGAGTATAATAATTTGATTTCTCACAAAAAACAATCGGCTAAACAATTGAATGAATTGAATTTAGACGTAGAGGATGAAGATTTATTATTAGCTCTTTCATGGAACGCTAAAACTGAACTTTCTAAAGCTATGGCTTTGAAAGCAAAAGAAGGTTTAGTTGCCGGAAACAATGCTATTACTTTGCTAGAAAATGAAGATTTTAAAAACAAAGCTAAACAGCTTTTGAAGAAAGATAATTTGACAGACGCACAGCTGTTACAAATAGCTACTCTTTTAATTGATAAACAAGTTCAGCAATATTATGATCGTTTAACAGATTAGTCAATAGCGGAAACACAAATTAAAGCTGCATTGACACAAGGTAGAATAAGTAAATATACTGGGTTATTTGATGCTACAAATAGTTTGAATCAAACATTGTCAGAGAATAGAAAATCTAAGAAGCGTATAAAAGATAATATCAGTAGACTAGCTAAAGAATTAGATGTGACAGAAGATGTTCTTAATGAATTAGATGAACATTTAATTAGTGATACAGAACTGTTTAAGAATATTCAAAATAATTCTAAAAATAGAGGTATATTGAATATAATATCTCCACTACTACAAGAGAAATCTGATAAACTACAAAGTACTGATAAAGAATATATATCTCAGCAGATAGCTAAATATAGAGAAACACAACACATACAAAACAAATTAGCAGATGCCGTTAATGAAGCCTCTAGAGCACACAGTGAAGATGTTAAAGAAATTGATGAAACAAAGTCTCCTAAACAATTAGAAGATGAAGTTACAGCATTGCAAGACGCTTAGGTTACAGAACAACGGCAGTTAATAGAGCAAGACATAAATAATACTATATCACAGTTTGAAACTTTATTAAGTTCTATACCACAAGGAAGTGTATTACACAACATCGTTGATGAAGTAAATAAAGGTAGAGATCTTGTAGGTACAGATGCTTTATCTTATGCTAGATATCTTAAAAACTTAATGAACAAGTTATCTAAGAGATATGCAGATAAAAAAGAAACCGAAGGTGTATCTGATCAAGATAAACAAAATTTAGATAAGCTACAAAAAGCGGCTAAACACTTAGGTGATCAATTAACTAGGTTAACAGATTTGGTAGATGAGGATAATGCTAGAATATAGAGACACAATCCTAATTTTCCAAGTGATTCTACTGTGTGGTTTGATGAAAACGGAGATAGATATTCTTTTGATTTTGCAAATTCTGAATACTCTGAAAAAGAAGGATTATTGTTACATGGTAGAAAAATAGTACAAGATTCGGAAAAAGATAGAATTAATGAATAGATAAATCTATTAGAAAAAGAACTTAAATTATTAGATAGTTAGGAAGATGATATTAGTAAGCAATCTGCCGATTCGTTGAGAAAAACAATATCTCAATTAAAAGATGCATTATCATCTATGGACTTTTCTAATCAATTTACTGTAAAAGCAGATGATCCATTATTACAAACCCTTACTACCAAAGATAATCTAGGTAACACTAAACAATTTAGTAACAAACTTAAGAGATTGGTAAATTCGGTAAATCAAAGTATAGAAGCTAATAAAAAATCTAGAAATAGAAAAAGAAGTATAGATTCTGTAGACGGTGATACTTTTGAATTTAATCTTGATAATGAAACTGGTAAAAAGCACGGTCCATTACACCAATAGGATCTAATAGAAAAAAGTAAAGACAGACCTTTAATGATTAAAGGGTATCCTTTGAATAATAGTATGGGAGCTAGAATATCTACTATGCTAAGCAATCCTTACTATGCTAGTAAATTCTGGAGAGGGTTTATTACTATGCCTTATCAATCTTCTGATGAAGCTAAATAGGAAATAAGCAAAGATTTTGCAATACTAAAGAAATTCGGTCGTACTTTAAACAGATATAAAGCTATTGATGATTTTAATAAGATAGGAAAACAGATAGCATATCTTAGAGAGCAAGGTAAAGCTACGGACGATATAATAGAAAATATAAATAAATTAGCTAATGGTGAAATAGATAGTGTTACTGTAGGGTTAGCTAAACTAAGCAAAGATGACTACGATAACATAGTATATGCTCTACCTGTAAGAATTTATTTCAATCAGAAGAGAGTTGGTAACAAATGGTCTTATGTGGTAGGTGCAGACTTTGCAGGTTACGCTTACTCTACTGAACCTTCTAAAGCTGAGCTTGATTCACGTTCAGAATTAATACATAATTTGTGGTATAATTATAAAAAGGTAGAAAAGAAAGAAGATGTAGAAGGATTGGAAACCGAATCTTCTAAACCAGAATATACCAATAAAATAGGATTCCAACCTGGAGATATGATTGTAACAAATGGGGGATACAATTATCAAGTTACGACAATGGTAAATCCTAATCTTAATATTTATCAAAATGAAGCTGGTTAGACAATGACATCTAAAGAAATAGATGAAAAATATGAAGGTGAATTACCAGAAGCAATAACTAAAGTGTCTGCACATTTGGATGAACTTGTGCAATTAGCTAAAGAGATTGGCTACAGTAATGTGAATGTTAAATCTCTCAATGAACCTCTTAGTAATGAGCGACAGAGTACTACCAAATTGGCTCACTTACTCAAAGGTTTAGCTAAGTATGCAGATGGATTGGTAGACTTACATAGTACGTTTATACCGAAATATGTTATACCTACTTTAGGTCAAGCTGAAAAAAGAGGTACAAAAGTACAGAGTGCTAATACTGAAAGAGCTAAACAATTACTATCTTTTGCTCAAAAGTATTCACCAGAATTGTTCTTATCGTATAAGAACTATCAGGATGATAATAATCTTACTCCTTCAGTAGAAGATACTGTACAGGAAGCTTTGTCTAACAGATGGTTCAATAGTAAGAATTCATTAAGTATTGAATTGAATGGTGAGGCTGTAAGTACACTGGACACTTAGGACAATAGAGATTTATTAGTTAGAATAGGTAATACTATTGAAAAATTAATCAGAGATAGCCACGACTCGCAAGAATTCATGGACAAATTAGATATTCTTGGTTATAATTTTAAGAAAAATGGTAACTCTGAAGAGGGTAATAACATACTGTCTTAGTACTTTGATAATAGAAGATTTTCAAGATTAAGTAGACCTACTAATGTGATGCAAGCTATTACTATGGGCACTGCTGAACCTCTGAATAATATAGATTACAATAATTTTAATCGTATAGCTAAACACGAACAATCCAAATTGAATCAAATTCAAGCATTAGGTCTAACTAAAAGTTCAGATGGTCAATATGTATTTTCGTTAACTGATTGGTTAAAACGTAATGCACAGGATGAAGAATCAGCAGAAGGAAGATAGCTAGAATCAGAAGTTAGAAAGTAGGAACTTCAAACTGAGCAAGAAAATTTACAAAAAACTGTAAAGTCGATTAAGAAAAAGACAGAATTGATTAAGTTCATTGGCGACAATGAAGGATTGCTTGGTAAAGAATTATATGATCAACTGGTACGTGTTAACCGAAAAGGTGAATTTGTATTAAAAAACGACAATGCTGGAGCTACTAAATCATAGATTATTGCTAAAATCAATGAAGTATATGATGAGAGAATAAGTCAAGTAAATGCTCAACTGGAAAAAGAACTGGAAGAAGAAATAAGTAAGAACGAATTTGAAGGAAAGAAAGTATCTCCTGTAATTTTCGGTTACGGTTCATATGATTCAGAAGTAGGTTCTAATATTGTGTATTTTAATAATAAAGGTGAAAAAGTACTAGTAAAAGATGCTAATGGTACTCCTGGCGCTATTTATCTCATAGTTCCTTCATTCCTGTCTTCATCTAGAAGACATACTATTGTACATTTGAATCCTAAGAGATTTGATAGAACAACTGCTACGTTCTTAGCTTCTGTACTTAAAGGTATAAATGACGGAAAATATAATTTAAGCAGCTATGCTAGAGACATAGAAGTAGAAGGATTTAAAGTAGATACAGACATGTCTGTTAAGCAATTGCTAGATAATTTTATATATACTGGAACTGAAGCTATTGCTAATAATCCATCAGACAACAACTATGCTAGATTACTATATATAGACAAACAAGGAGTTCACTTTGGTCAGCAATTACTTAACGAAAACAACTTTGAAGAACTGATAAACTTTATAATTCAAAATAAAACGTATCGTATAGATCGTGAAAAATTAGCAGGTCCTAGCGTACTTGGTAATAATTTGAAGGTGCAGGATGAATCAGGTAATATTCTTTTTGATCACAAAGCTGATGAAATCTACTCTACCATACTTATTGACGATGGTATTGTACAAACAGATTTAAATAGAACTTCAAACGCTATCACAGTTAAGCCTAGTGTCTACGTGAATTATAAGAAAAAAGTAACGTTTGTTAGCTCTGCTTAGAGAGCTCAAGATAGTGGTACTTCTGCTGATGCTAAACAAAAATTAGGTGAAGAAATAAATTCTGATCAATTATACGATGAAATGACTAATCAAGAAAGTAAAGGCGGTGTAAAAGAAGCGCAAAAATATATCGAGAACTTCTTGAAAGGTTTTAAAGATCGTATAAATAACTTTGCTAAAGATGGTAAGTTACAACCTGGAAAATACAAAGTAGCTGTATACGGAATGCGTAGTAAACGAATTACTGCTACATATGATGCTGATTTGTCAGTAGATACAGATACTGGTCAACTTAGCATTGCCATAAGTGAACAACCACAATTTATAGCTAGATTAATCAAAGCTCTAGTTAACAAAAAGCAAGTTCAATTGGTACTTGCGGACGAAGAAGGTAAATTTGTACAAATAGATGGTAAAGCTATATTTTTTGGTAAAGGTTTTGAACATACTGATTTCGATATTGATACTAAACAAGTATCATCTCAATCGTCTGAACAAGGAAATTTATTACAGCAATTAGTTGAAGCTATGCAGTAGCTAGTATCTAATGCCAATGCAGTTCCACAATAGCCAGTTTAGTAGGTAGTTCATAATCAGCCTCAAACTAATTTACCAGTTGGTTATAATGGATTCAACACTCCTGTTGAAAATATTCCAGTACAACAAACAACAGCTGGTAGTACAACTGTGAAATTTGAAGACGAACCATCTCAAGATATTAAAGTAAATGTACAAGAGGTTGGTGATGACTTAAAGATGTCTTTCAACGGTATTACTGTTCAAATACCAAAAAATAGTAGCAGTAGTGATTTGGAAATAGCTTTATCTTCACAAGAAGATATAACAGATGAAGATTATGATTCCTTCATTTCGGCATTAGAAGAATATAAACAAAAGTCTGAATCTGATATTGAAACACAAACAGAATTAAAAGGTCTTAATTTGAGACCTACTCCTATTTCACAGTTTGTTACGCCATAGCAAGAAAAACCACAGTTACAATCTGTATAGGAGCTAATAGAATTCTTAAAGAAAGGATCTTCTACTGATAAGAATAATGCTAAACGACTAGAAAATCTTAGAAACTCTGAAAATGTAGATGCTGCTAAAGATATTATATCTGGAGCATTAGCTATATGGGGTGTATAGAATAAGTTGTATAGTTCTAGATCAGAAGCGTTGTTTGATAACAATATTAGTAGATTGGCGGATCAATTCTCAAGAGAGCTGGTATATCAAGATGGGGTTAATACAGGTGCTATATTTGACTTCTTAGACCAACACGTATAGAAAGAAGATTATGATTCTGCTCTAGATAGAGTAACTACTATACTAGGCAAAGACTTTGATTTCTCTTTCTTATCTGAAGGTAAGCGAGTGTGGGATAAGGTTAGAGAAGCTCAGATTTATGTATTTGGAGAATGTGCAGCATCTGGTATACGTCTATATAGGGATGCTAAACTTAATAAAATTGCTAGAGGTTCGTTCTATCATGAAGCATTCCATAGAATAAGTTTATTTGTTCTATCTAAAGAGCAAAGAAACAAAATGTATAATGATGCTCGCAATGGAAACACAGATCTTGCTTTTGCTACAAATCAGTAGATAGAAGAATACCTAGCAGATAGATTCTCCGAATTTGTAATAGAAAGTTCTCAAGAGCACCATGATAAATACTACGAAGGTAACATTTTTAGTAAAATGTTCCAACGTATTGCAGATGTTGTAAGAAATATAGTAAGAAAATTATCTGGTAAAAATATAAACCCGAACTACAGTAATCTTGACAAGTTATTCAAAGATATGTATTCTGGTAGATTTGCATACGCTAAAGCTACTAAAAATAATATCGAAGAATTTGAAAAGATGTACAGTAAAGCCCCTGTATATTCAGGATTTAAAGTAAATAACGTTGTTCTGGCTGAAGATGCTATTCAATATAATGAAATCATGCGTGATATGCTTGGTAAGTTAATCTATAATTCTGGTATATATACAAATACAGATGGTAGATTATCTATAAATACCAATGCGTTAAAAGCGTCTTATCAACACGATATCGCAACATATACTAAAGCTGTTATTGAATTAGATAAGTAGTTACGTAATAAGAAAATTGATAAAGGACTGAGTAGATTTAACGACGATGATGTTGCTGTAGCTCAGGCTAAAATGGTAAGACTTATCAATGTTTATAAAAATATCGTGGAAGATAAAGCTTGGGAACAATGGGCTGATATAATTCGTAATTTTGTAGAACGTCAATTTAATCTCGTTCAAGATACTTCTCATAATTCTAATAAAGTATTGAAAGCTGATATTAAAGAAGATGTTGAGATTACAGAAGATGGTCAGGACGAATTACAAGAATATGGTATAGACGTGCTAGGTTTCTCAGATTATCGAGATAGTTATATGAGGGATATGTATAACAGTATGGACGCTAGTATGAAAATGCTATTGTGGTCTATAACTGACTTAGATCCTACAGATGCAGCTACTGCTAAATACACACCAGATGGTATACTTAAGTTTGCAAATGTAAGAGATTTATACACTAGAATAGTACATGCTATAACTAATTCTAATAGCGTAGAAGATATGTTGAATAGATTATATTCAGCAGCTAAGACACAAATGGAAGAAGAGAATAGTTCTACTATTATGTAGGTTTATCATATACTTAGTAATGAGAATACCGACAGTGCGTTACTAAATAGATTCTTTACTGATTTTGTTAAGTATATCCATAATTTTGAAACCCATTCTTATACTACTACTGCTAAAAATGTAGGTTCTAATGGTGAATATAGATATGGCGCTACTACTAAAAATGGTAGCTTGGATACTATACAAAGTAAACTAGATAACAAGTGGAAAGGGTCTATGACTGTTGCCTTAGATATCATTGCTGACAAATTAAATAGTTCTACTTCTACTAGTGATGCTGGTAAGCTATTTAGAAGCATGATAGCTCCGTTAAAATAGGCTATAAACAAACTCAATGTAGAAAACTTATAGTCTATAAAAGATGTACTTAGAGAAGCAGATAAACTTTATCAATTTGGAACTATAACTGGAGATTTGTAGTAGGACGCTGTGGCTTGGTAGAAGGCTATGCGTAATGCCTCTAAGAGTGGTAAAGTTGGTAAAAATTTGCTTATACAACCTTTAAATAAGTTAAATATATCCAATGTTTCTGAATTTAAACTCCTAGAATCTTCCAATAAACGTTAGCAAGGAGTATATAAGAAGTTAGATGATATGTTTACTGAAAAAGGTATTCTTACTTAGCTATCTCAAATGTTTGGGTCTTATGTTAAATCTATGCCATCTACACAATCTCAGAAAGGTCCTGGAAATACTAAGATATATTCAATAGGACAATATAATTTTATAACTAGAACTTTTGCTATACTTGCTAATACTAGAGAATGGATAAATAAGATGTCAAACAATGCTTATAATTCTCATTCTGTATGGTTAAACACACTAAAAAATTTAGGTGGAGCTAAACAAGTACAAGTACATACAAAACTTAGCACAGTACTAGACGACGAGTGGAATGATTCTGTAGCAGATAAAGAAGTAACAGAATTAGAAGATTTGATGAATAGATTTATATCTATATGGTCAGGTAAACATGTTACTCCGGCATTAGCTAACAAGAGATTCGCTGCTGATATTGAAGGTATACCAATGTTTGAAAACATAATCAATGATAATTTAGATATAAATCCTAAAGTAATAGATGTATTTGTTGGTTATTTGGCAGATGAAATTATAGCTATATCAGATGCTAGATACACTAGAGATTATTTCATTGAAAAGTTGAACTAGGCAACTAATAGCAATTACACTATTGATTCGTTCTCAAAATTGTCCTCATTGTAGTAGGAACAAATATTTAAAAATAACCCAGAAGCTGCTAAGTTACTTAGACTATTAGTAAAAACGTATCATTACGTAGAAGGAGAGCAGCAATGGTTATACGATGAAGTTAATGATAGATATTACAGAAGAGCTTTTCATATAGATTTACGTTCTGGTAAAAAAGGTCCTAGAGGATATGAATTTAGACACTTTAAGGAGATAGGTAAATCTATAAACCTTTCTTCTAATATGGTACAAAAAATATCTTCTAATGTGTTCGATACTGATTCTCGTCAAAGCTCTATAGATTATATTTATAGTATGATAAATAGAGAAAGTATTAGAGCACAAATAAGAAGTATGTTAAATGATAATATAGCATATGCGATAGTTAAATTACAACAATTGAAAGCCATTGTAGTTGATGACGCTGGTAATATAACCAGTAATCGTTATTTACCTTCAGACTTAATTAAAAAATACATTTATGATAAACAATCTGTTAATGTAAACGAATTAAGTGGTAATGATTACTATATAGCTATCGGTTCTGCTGTAATACAAGGTATGTCAGATATATCAGAATTTGAGAAACTATGCCACGGAGATATCGCATATCATAAAAATATAGATGGTGTGACTAAACGATATTCAGGTATTGTTTCTACAACTTCTCTTACTTCAGAAAAAGGTACTATGAGAAACGCATTTGACGAAGAAGACAGGCTGTTTGATAGTAGTACGTATAATTCTGTTACTTTAAATACCACAATGGTTGTAAATCAAGCTAAGTACAAAGGTGAAGCTTACAGAGCTCTTGGGTTATCTGAAGATATGATTAAAATATATTTGGAAGATAATAACATAAAAGTAAGTATTGATACTTCTGATGTATTAGATGCTGACGGTAACATCAAAGATAACTATCGTAAAGCTAAATTGATAAATCGCTTATTACAATTTAGAGATGAAAAGCGTTTGAAAGTAATGATTAACGGCGAACCAATGTCTGACGCACAGTTGTTAGATGTTGCCGTAAAAGACTTTGAAAATCGTTATGAAGGTTATCTTAAAAATGACCCATCAGACGCTCAAAGTTGGGTTACTAGTTAGATGTTTAGAGCTCTACAACAAAGAAAAGGAGCTTGGAATGATGTATCTGAAGCCATATATAATTTACTTACTTATTATGACAAATTCGGATCAGATAAGCTTACTCCTAGAACTATAAGGTTGATTTAGAATAATATATGTAAAGTACTTAATATAGACTATAACGAGTTAGTAAAAAGAGCTAAAGCGTATGACGCTAACAAAGCTGATTTAAATAGTAAAGAAGTACGTGATTACAAAGGTTGGATTTTTGGTATAGCTGATAAATTCAAATTTGAATCGCCATCTCTTAAGTACATTTACTACGGATACGATTAGGGTAGAATGGATGGACTTAGTACTCCTATATATGATAAATCTTCTTACAAAGTATTGTGGAAGATAGAAGTAGAAGGTCATGAGGTACAACAATTGTATGACTTTATGCAGTCTAACGATGTTGATGTGGTTAAGCAAGAAACTGCTGTGAAGTCCGGCGGTCTACCTAATTTTGAATTATTCGATTCTAACGGTAAAGTAGATAGAGCTGCTTTAAATGCTTCAGTAATTCAATCTCAGTATTTCTCTTTACTTGGTGACCAGTTGAATACAGCTTCACATCATACAAACGATGCTAACTTGCTGACTCAGTTTATGAAAGTAGCTATGATGAACACTACCAAAGATAGAAGATATAGAGTTAATGGTACTACTATTGATGGTTAGAAACTCCAAACTTTCTATAAAACTATTTTGGACGAACTTACTAGAAGAGGTTCTGATAAGTTTAATAAGAAGTGGGGTATAGACAGTAACGGTATTGTTGATAAAAAAGCTTTTATGAAGTCTTTACAGACTATGGCTCAAACTGAGAATCTACCAGCCGAAACTGTAGCAGCTTTCCAAGTTGATGAAAACGGTGAATTTAAAATACATCCAGCAGCAATGCCAAATATCGCTTGGATAATGTCTCGTATTCTTGCTCAAATGGGTGATACGATAATTGACACTGTTACTCCTGGTAAAGCTTTATATCAGGTTACTAGCGTTGGTTACGATAATTTCATGAATCTGAAGCAACATGCTGATAAACATTTGTACATGCCTGGGGAGATTGATGCTAACGGCAACGTTCATCAGAGAATGCAAGTTAGGTTGTCTATAAATTTCTTCGATGATGTAATATAGGAAGCTAAACGTAGGAAGGTCAAAGGTTATGACTTTGATAACTTTGAAGATCAACGTAGATTTATATTGGACAATAAAGAGTTATTTGCATTATCATATCGTGTTCCTACACAAGGACAGAATTCAACTATACCTATTGAAATAGTAGATTTGGCACCTAGTTTGAATGGTAGCATGATTCAATTCCCTTCTGGTATTACTGCGCTTACTGGTTCTGACTTCGATATCGACAAAATGTTCTTGGCTAGATATAATTATGAAGTCGTTAACGGTAAAATGCAAAAAATCAAGTATGGTATAAATGAAGTAATTAATAATATAAATAATACAGATTCTAAGAAATTGTAGAATTTCTTACTAGATATGTATCAAGGCGTATTAACTTCTTTAGATCACGCATTAGCTACTAGCACTCCATTGGACGTTGCAACAGGACCTATTAGCACTTTTGCTAAGAAAGAACTAGAAGAATACTCAGGTGGTAAAGCAGATGGATTACCTGATAATCTAGATGGATTTTATCTTAACCCTGTATTCCAAACTAGGTAGAAAAAACTTAATTCAGGTTCTGATGCAGGTATTGGACCTATGGCTTTGAATAGTGTATTCTAGTTCTTTGTTTAGAATGCTAAATTAGATATGCGCAAATTCCCAATTATCAAACAATTAGGATTACAAAAACTTGGTGAAACTTTCGATAGATATGGTGAAGAAATACTGGATTCAACTTCTGGTCTTATCAATGCGTTTGTAGATGCAGCTAAAGATAATTACATAGGTAATGCTAACGTTAACGCTTACACTTTTGATGTAGTGGCGATGTTAGTAGCATCAGGATTTGGTAACGATACGTTTGCATTCTTAACACAACCCATCATCAAGAAAATTTCTGATAACTGGCTAACTTATAAACAAGGACTTATTGGTGTATCAGATTAGGAAAAAAATGGTACATATTTTATGGATTCTGTTATAGAAGATTATAACGATAGATTAAAGTCCTTAAATGCTGAAGATACCCCAGAAAAAGAGTATTCTGAATTAACTAAACATGATGTACTAATGGGTAATCTTAGACCTAAGAGTGATGCAAGATGGATTAAAGATTAGCTTACGTATGCAAACATGTTTAAACAGTTGTATGAATTAGCAAAAGAGTATCACAATGCTATTTCAAATGCCCAAATTGACACTAAAAAGTATGGAGTAAATATTAACCAATTACTTTCTTTTACTCAAGGTGTAGATCAATTCAATTCATAGTACAATATTGCATTTAGTAATCCTAGAGATATGTATGATAATACGTTCTTAGGAGCTAAGTATACTAAGGGAGTTATGGGTATATTTGACACATTTAGTAAACTATTACCTGAATTTTCCAAAGTATATATTGATGCAGCTAATGAACTTAGTAAAGAATGGGGTTTATATGGTAGACAAAGTAAAGAATTCCTAAGAGTGGTTGGACCTAAAATAAAAACTGTACTTTATTTGCCATTCTTTAATCAGTATATAATTGAGAGATTTGGCGGAAAAGCTTTAGCAAAGTTAACATATGGTGAAAATAGCGTTCCTGGAAGATATGAAGCTATTAAACGTAAAGCGTTACGTAGAGGTGAAGGAATAGACTTGTTCAACGCTGTTAAGTATAACAAACTTGGAGATGTCAAAGTTCCTCAATTCATGTTGGTTACACAACAGTTTAAAGAAGATTCTGACGTTAAAAATAATGTCCAGTTAGCTTTAAGTGAATTATTCAATAGCACTGATCCTGAAATAAAACAATGGGCTGAAGATTTTGCAGTTTATATGTTCTATGTATCTGGCGGTACTGATTCAAATGCTGGTGGTATTGTTAGAACTACAGTATACGATATTATTCCACCACAGTACTTAGCTAACTTAAGAGCTGGTGGAAAGACATTTAATTAGTATATTGCTGAAAATGTCATGGGTAGAACAACAGGTATGACTAATACTGAAAAAGACCAAATAATTAGCTTATTAGCTGTATCTGATGATAATTATGTTCCTACTATATCTCCTAGAAATCACAAATATGTAATCAAAAGAGTTGTTGGTAATGATGTGATTACTATTACTAAAGGATCCAATTCGTTATTTAATAGAAGTACTAATACTTATAGTCCTTTTATTAAAATAACCACTTCTAATGGATATGACTTATATCGTCTTGGAGAAAAAGTGTCTTCTATTTCTAAAAAAACAGGTACAACATTTTCTAATCCCGTATATTATAAAGTTAATAAACTTGGATATAAGAGTAATAAGAGACAGTCGTTTGCTTTAAGAGCTGATGGTTACATTAGTGAAGACGGCACTATAAGGTCTTTACTGTGGTAGGATAATGATTTTAATAAATTGGGATTCAATAGTTTGAATGAGAAAGAATAGTCTATTTATATGAATAATACTAATACTACTCTAGATAAGATAGATGATGCTTTAAGTGGAAGTATAGATTATTCTAAATATTTCAATTCTCAAAAAGCCAATGATGATTCTGAACAGCAAAGAGCTTTAGTAGATACTGTAGATGCTGTGTATTTTATAGCGGACAGTTCTTTCAGTTATCATTTGCCAGTTAGAGACTATGCTAGATTTAAAAATAAAGAATTTTATGTAATATCTATAGATTAGACTGAAATACCCACAGCAAATGGCTAGAAAATAGCAATCATTGGTGATTCTGCAAATACTGCTATAGAGATATACAAAAACAATTCTGATAAATAGATATATACGTTTGTAAATTATTTCGGCGAACAGTCTTCTGTATTTTAGGCGCTGTACAATTAGATAGGTGATGAGTTAAATAACAATAAAGAATCTGAGGATAGTGATTAGAAAGGTAGTGCTATTAAAGATAAATGTAAAAATTAATTAATATGACTCCGTTTTGTCCAAATTTTAGTAATAAACAAGTAAAGAAAGAGTTTGAAACTCTTGAAGATATGGTTGGAGAAAACCAAGCATATTATTTGTGGGATAAATATGAAGGTGATTATGCAAAAGCTTCTTCGGAGGCTTTTGCGCAATTGCGCAAACAAGTATATTCTAGACCTTACGCTAAAACCCCGTAGCAGTTTAGTAGTTCTCAAAGAATGGCATATATCATGCAACAGCTGTATCCAGAAATAGAACTGAAATTTGTAGAAGCCATAGAGGGTGGATATGCTGGGTCTATTGATTTAGATGCTATGCAAGCGTTGATAGATATGACTAAATCTGGAAAAGATACCATTCCCCACGAATATGCTCATTACTATGTAGAAATGTTTTCTAATGCTCCAATAATTAAAGAAGGAATTGAAACGTTTGGTGGTAAAGAATAGTTGGTACAAGCTGTAGGTATTAGGGTGGCTAATATGGATGGTGAAGCTAGAAATTGGTGGTAGAAATTCAAAGATTTTGTTAAAAAATTGTTTGATAATAAATATGCCAAACAAGCTTTGCTTGCCGAAATTACAGATAGTTTTTTGATTCGTAAACAGCTAGACGATACGTAGAAAGTGTCTGGAGTATTTCATCAAGAAATACCATCTGTGGATTAGGTAAGAAAGATACTACAAAATTTAGCAAACACTGTTACCTTTGATGAAGTAGAACATAGATTTACAGATAAAAAAACAGGTGAAGTATTAACATCTGTTACAGGTTTTAAAGAAAAGGCTAATTACGATAATTATGATGCATCATTGGAAGATCAGGTGCAAGCTAAAATATCTCAAGAAGCTAGAAACAATGGTACTAATATACACGCTGTTTTAGAAGGAGTATTGAAGGGCAATTTAGATATACAACTATTTACAGATAGTATGTCTAGGGAAGCTATAAAAGGCTTAATTAATGTAGTTAATCATATTAAACAAAATTATGACTTTGTTGCATCTGAAGCAGTATTAGCTGACCCTAAACATGGTGTTGCTGGTATCGCTGACTTAATATTGAAAGATAAGAAAACAGGCGAGTATGTATTAATGGATTTTAAAACCAAATTAATAAATTATAACAATAAGAAAAACGATAAAGGGTATCTAGTCAATGAAAAAGGATCAAGATTGAGAGGCTTTTTGTTTTCTACTAGTAAAAAATTTAGACTAAAATCTGAAAAAGACGGCTACGATTTTCAGCTATCTGCGTATAAGTATATACTATAGCAAAATGGTATACCTATTTCTAAAGTGGGAATTATACCGATTGTGTATTCCGTTGATAAAGGTAAGATAAGTAAAGCAGGATTAAGTACTGTGTTTGGTACTAATGAAGAAGCTAACAGTCAAATGAAGAAAGAAGGTTTCTATCAGATAACACAATCACAACAAACTAAATTTGATGTTGAATATAATATATTTGGTGATAAAACTATTTTTGGAAATGATACTGAAAAAGTGGATCAAATGCTCAAAGAACTTACTAATTTGATGAATACTATATAGAAAAAACTAAGTATTCAAGAACAGGTTCTTAAGCTACGCAGAAGTTATCGCACTCAAGCTAAAGATGCTGCAAATCTGTTAGAAAAGATATCAAACATGACAGAATTAGACGCTTTACTTTAGTACACTAATTATGCAGCTGATCATTTAGGTAGACTCAATAAACAGATATAGGAAAGATATAAACAAGGGAAAGATGCTAAATGGGATTTAAATGTATTATAGAGCTATAGAGAAATAGCATCGTCTTATGATATAGTAAATAGAATATCAGGATTGGCTAATAGGTATTCTGATATATTTGGAGACGATAATGTGAGAGCTATAGAAACTGCTTGTAATAAATTATAGTAGGCACAACGAAACATATTAGATGCTTGTGATACAATTGGTTCTAAACTATATTTAAATGAAATTCTACCATACGTAGGTATAGTTAGATATAGAATTAAAAACGAAGAAAGAAAGAAGTATATAGAAAACAACCCAAAAGGTCCTAACGAATCAGATAAAGATTTTAATTTGAGAGTTCAACAACATATAGAACAGTATTTAAGAGATAACAGTAATGATATAGAGTATCAAACTAGAGAATGGTTAGATGCTCAAAGACATGTAGCTGAATCTGGGTTTGAATGTAATTCTATATTAGCTAACTTTGGTACAGTTTATGAATCTAAAGATCCTTTTGTACAAGCTATAGTACAAAGATTCGATTTTGCAATTAGTGATAAAGAACAGCGAATGATTAAATTAAGAGCTTAGATAAGTAAAGTACTAAAAGAATACAAAGCAAAGTATGGTACTACCAATTTTAGTGACCTGAGAAAGGTGTTTGATGATTTTGTAGAAGTAACTGACAATGGCGTTATTTACTTGGTTAATCCAATTGGTGGAGAGTATTTGCAAGCATCTAAAAAAGAACGTAACAGAATATTCTCTGATGGATCTTTAACTTTTTAGGAACAGCAAGCAGCTTGGGAAGAATGGCTTAGAACAAACAATCCTATATTTGACATTGAAGGTTACAATAGACAAATGGATGAAGATTTAGCATCTATATTAGAGCCATTGGATGAAGAAAAAAGAAAAAAAGTTATACAAAATGCTAAACTTAGTGCAGATAAAAGAAAATCTTGGTTTTCTATGTATAAAGACGGTACTATTACTGCTGATATAAGATAGGAATTAGATGATTTGACACGAGATTTAGATGAAAAGTATCGTAAACCTAATCCTGCTATATATAAAAATGCTAAGTATGTGGAGATGTTAAAATACAAAGACTCTAATGACCCTAAATGGTAGTTGTATAAATTATTTTTAGATCTTATAAAAACATATGATTATTCAATGCCACGTTCATTACGTCTTAACTTTAGGTTACCTAGCGTTATTAAGAGAGGTGTTGAAAGAGTAAATAGCGATGGTGTAACGTCAACAATAAAGAACTACTTATAGACAGAAATGCTACCTATGCAAGACGATGATATCCGTGGTACTTTTGTTGACGAAAATGGTAAACGCATACGGCAAATTCCTATGTATTATTATGCAGAAGGGATTATAACAGAAGATGAACAATCTTTTGATTTACCTACTATCTTTTATAAATGGGCTGATGCTGCTGATACTTACTTAGTTAAACGTGATTTGGAGTCTTTAATACTGCAAACATAGGCATTGTTAGCTAGTAGAGAAACTCAGGATAATGTTATTTCTTTGTTAAAAGGTAATAAAAATAAAGTATCCAGTCATAAAGTTAATACTTAGAATTAGTTTGATTCTTGGGTGGATTAGGTGTTCTATGGAAATAGAGTACAAGATATGGGTAAAATTAAATTACCGTACTCTGATAAAGTAATAGATACTGCTAAATTAATAAAATGGATAGTTGGTATGTCTAATAAGAGAGTAATGTCTGGTAATATGGTAGCAGCACTCAATAATATATTGGTGGGTGAAGTAAATCAATTAGAAGAAGCTGTTGCAGGACAGCATACTACGAAAGAAGACTATGCTAGAGCTACTAAAGAATTTGCTAAGAACTTTTACGGTTTACTAGCAGATGTCAATAAAGCTGTACCACAGAATAAATTAAATTAGTTGGCTGAATGGTTTGGTATATTTGAATCAAATAAGAATTTATCATTAGAAGGTTTTATGAGACATTCTGTTAGCGATATCTTATATACTCCGAATAAGATGGGTGAGCATGAGATGTAGATCAGATTCCTAACTGCTTGTTTGATGACTATGAAAGCTAAAGACGATAATGGTAAAGTAATAGGTAGTATGTATGATTATGTAACTTTTGATGAGAATAATTAGTTAGTAGTAGATGATAAAGTTGCTAATTTTGATAAAATGTAGCAAAACTTATTTTCACTCAAGGTTAGGAAGGTACTAATTTCACTGCACGGTAATTATAGCGATAGAGCATCTGTAGCTGCTGAATCTCAATGGTATGGTTGGATTGGTTTGTCTTTACGTAGATGGATTGAACCTACTGTAATGAGACGTTATCAAAAGAGATATTACGATTCTGTGTTCGATACTGAAATAGGTGGTATGCATAGAGATTTTGCTTCTTGGCTGTTTAGAAATGAATATACAGCTGGTATGATAAATTTCTTTGCTACTAATATATTTAAAGCTAAACAACTTTAGATAGAGGTGATGAAGTGGAGTACTATGACCGATGACGAGAAGAGAAACGTAATTAAGTCAGCTATTGAATTTTCAGTTGCAGCTTTGAGCTATGCTATATTTGCTTTAATTAATCCTGGAGATGATGATGATCATGACTTTGGATAGGAAATATTGTGGGTAATAAAGTATTAGGCTTATAGATTATTTACAGATATGACTTTCTATGTCTTACCTACTTCTTTTACTAAGCTTTTCCAAGATCCTTTTCCTGTTATGAGTTATATAAATGATATACTTAAGTTATTTATGCAGATGTTTGATCCTTTTGAAGAATATAGTACTGGTAAACATTTAGTATCTAATAAGTTGCTGGATCAAGCAATTAGACTTACTCCAGGAGCTAAACAATTAGGTCGTATAGGTAACGCTTCATAGGAAATAAACAATTTCTTACATTAGAGATGATTTGTAATATAATTCGAGGTTAGGTTGGTACTAATTCTTTGTGGCTATAAAAAAGATAAAGGCGGATTAAAATCCGCCTTTTTTATTGGTATATTGTTTAGATTTAGAATAGCTTCATTTAATTTTGGTTTAACAGAATATGAATAATTGTATCCGTTAAAAAAATGTGTTGCTATTTTTCTAGCTTTACTACTTATTGGTCCCCAGTGGTCTAATATTTTATTTTGAGTTTGTATACTTACTTTGGTGTACTCTCCGTTTAGTAAATGTGTAAAATCTTTTTTTAGTTGTGGGGGTATAGTAAATGCTATGACTTTGTAAGCGTTTCCGTTTATTAATTCTGTATATTCAGCATATGAATTTTTGTTTTTCTTAAATCTCACTTTAAGTTCATTCGGAAAAGCTCCTCTGTCATAGCATATAATTATTTTATTTTCCCATTCTGGTTTATTGGTGTCAGCTACGTATATTCCAAGTGTGGTTTTATTTAGCCATTTTAAACTGTTTTCTTCTTCTATTAGTGGTAGTAAGAATAGTTTTGTTGCTATATTTAACCACAATTTTTTGTCTTTCATAATATTTACAGCTCTTCTGTTCCATCACCTTCGTAATACTCAAGTGTATGGTCCCATTGATCTGTACTGATATGTTCTGAGATTCTTCGGAGAGCTTCTGATATTGAAGCGATCTTTTCATTGAGAGTAGTATCATTTTTCATATTGAATACTCTAATTTCATTATTAGCGTCCTTACCGATAGCAATAATATATGCTTCAAAATCATATTCTTCAGAATTAAGATTTAATACCTCTTGCATATACCATTGAATTGCTAATCCATAATAAGCAATTTGCCTATAATAATCGTATTCTTCTACTGAATGTTTAAAATTGTATACATTTACAGTAGTTTTTAAGTCAATAAGAATTATCTTCTTATTGACATGATCAAAGCACACTCTATCTAATAGAGATTTACATTTGATATTGTGAAACTTTTCTACTTCCCAATTAATATGGAACTCATTATGAGTTTCAAAAGTAGATGGTAAATTAAACAACAGCTCATTCGCTTTTTTATGATTCTGAATATTCTCTTTTATCTTTTTGAGCATTTGTAAATCGGCAAAGCTAATTATCTTTTTATTTTCATCTACTTTACTTAAATATTCTAAGTAATCTTGATAAATCATAATAAGACCTTCAGCTTCTTCAATACATTTCTCATCAGATTTCTTATTACTATAAGCTTTTTTATAAGCAGATAGTTTAAGCTTATCTTGAGATTCTAATGGATTTACTTGCATAAGTCTATGATACTCATCTAATAAATCCTTTTGCTGTTTTACTTTAGGTGTTGCAAAATCAAGAATAATATAATCTTTCCAGAATTCTTCTGGTTGAAGTAAATATTCATGAATCATAGTTCCTTTTTCAAGGAAATTATAATCTAATTTTGCTACTTTACCTTCTTTGTAATCTTTTAGACCTTTTGGTCCATTTTTAAGAAAATATCCAATATCACTATTAGAGTAACGAGACATATCCTCATAGTAAGGAGTATCAATTACCATCTTGTTCATACTTAATCCTCCATGTCGCTAATTACAGCTGACTCAGGAACTTCTGCTGAAGTATCCCAAACTAATTCATCTTCTTTATCTTGTTGTAGTTCAACTTCTTTAAATGTCTTAAGCCAATCTGCTACATTATTATTGTATGCTTGACTAATAAGTTTATCTAAGAATGCTTGTTCTACTTGTTTCTTTTCTTTTTCTGTCATAATATCTAACACTACAAATTCATAATTCTTTTTTAAACTATAACAATTATTCAATCTAGAACAATTGTATCTTCCAGAATTTACGTCACTAGATCCATCATGCCAATGCCCATATAAATGATATTTACTCTTTCCAAAGGAGAAAACATCTAGAGCTTCATTACAAAATGGATTATCATGTGTTAGTAGTATATCACACTGTGGTATATCTTCGTAAGTATCAAATCTACTAAATGCCCATCTGTCCTCTTGAAATTCAATTGGTTTAATCCAAGGTGTACCGTAGAATTTAATATCTTCGTATGTATATAATTCATCTATAAGTATTGTTAACTTATCATCTGTTCTTACATAAATATCTTGTTTTAATTCATTAAGATATTTTCTATTATATGCATCTTCAATTATAAAATCATGATTACCTGGTACTAAGATAACCTTTTTACAAGGTTGTCTTTTGACCCAACTAGTAAATCTATTATAAAACCAATGCCTAGACTGTTCGATATTTCTTTGTACAGATAAAGGCATTATATCACCGCATATACATAGTACATCACACTCAGGTATATTCTCAATGAGATTACCATGTATATCACTTATACCGCATATTTTCATGTTTATATAAGTTAAAAGGCTAGAATATATCTAGCCTTATTTGTTTTCATGCTGCATCACAACATTCGTAATCATCATCACTATATTCATTATCTTCATTATCATACTCATCGTCATATTCTACAGTATCACTAACTTTAGTTGGTATATTTTCAGTAGAGATATTCATAATGTTTATGATTTCCTGAAGACTAATATCTTCATCTTCTAGCATTTTGACTTCACTCATGAAAGAAACAATGTTATCCATAGAAAGCAGTTTAATATTTTCTTTACAGAATTTTACTACTTCTTCTTTGTTCTTAATACCAAAATCATCAGCTAACATTGGTAAGAATGCAGCATTTTCATTAGGAGAATATCGACGTAAATAACGAATACGTGAACAGCGATCTTGCATATACTGACTAACTTTGCTTAAATCATTGCAAGTCATAATTACTAGTTTCTGTGCAGTCTTTTCAACTCCATCTAAGAAATCTAGCATATACTCAGTTTTGAAGTTCTTTTCAACTTCATCAAACAAAACACATACTGGAGTAGTAAAGGACTTAAAAAACTTAATAAGTTTACTTTCTGGATATTCAGGATTAACTACGATAATAGGTAAACCTGATTCCTTAGCTAATAATTTCATCATCACAGTTTTACCAGTACCCTTCACGCCAGCCAGCATTACACCAGTAGTATTTGTATTTGCTTTATTAAAATAGGTTATAATACGCTTCTTAAATACGTCATCAGTTTTAGTAGAATAGATTTTCTTTGGTAGATTTAATTCACCATTCTCTTTAAATATAGGTGAATCTTCCCATCTATTCCAACTTAGATCATATACTTTACCAGGTATTAAATCATAATCAGCACCTTTAGGTTTTGCAATTATCTGTTCTCCTATTTTAATAAATTCATTCTTTGCCATAATCTGAAAATTTAAGATTTTAATTTGTTGATTAACTCATCAACTTGTTTTTTATTCTTTACTAAATAAAATTTAGTATCTGGTTCATTCAAGCTTAAATAATACTTGAATAGTTTTTCTCTGTTTGCCCAAGAATCTGTAGCAAATCCTTTGCATTCTATAACAAAACCATCTCCTACAAAATCTGGTAAATAAGTAATAGCTCTAACTGTAGAGTTATTATATACAAACTTAGGAAGTAAAGTATATCTATGCTGTTCATATTCAGCTGATATATCTGCTTCCTTTAGTTTCTAATATGTATAAGCTTCTAATTTAGATCGAAATACTATTCCATCTATTTCTTGTTTAGTAGCATTACGCACTTTCTTGTTTAAGGCTTGCTTTAGCATAGTCAATATAATGTTGTACACTATCTTTAGTTATTTTAAACGTTTCAATTCTTTCAGAGAAATTACCGTTTTCATCCGTAAATCCTACTGAATGTAAGAAAGAATAATCTTTATTATGTTTAAAAGCTTTAAACATTTCTTTAATTGAATTTGCTATAAACTTACGTTTTTTATTCCATTCAGTAAATTCTCCATGCAACAACACACTCACTAATTTGATTGGAATTAATAACAACTTTCCAAGTATTAGAGCTAAATCAAAAGGTAATGCTATTACTTTACCTATAGTTTTTAATAGTTTCATCTAACCAATTTTTTATTTCTTCAAAGCTATTTGCTTTAACAGCATCAGATACGTCTTTAGCTTTGAATTTTTTGTTAATAAACATTGCTTCTAAGCCTGTTTCTCGGCTTAATTTGCGACTTCTTTTTACTCCAGAAGTATCTCTATCAAAAAGTATTATAATACGCTTAAAACGCGTCTTAAGTTGCTCTAATACATCTTTAGGTAGAAATGTACTCTCTGAAGATGGAGAAACTGCTGGATAACCCATTTCATGCAAACACATAACATCTTTCATGGACTTTGTGATAAATAATATATCACCTTTCTGAGGCAACTGCTCATAGCCTTGGATATCATAGTCTGTAAGATTGTTTCTCCACTTAGTATATTTATCTGCTAATGGTCTATATATTTTAAAGTTATTATAGACCTTATATGCATACATTGGATTTTCTCGTTTATAAGTACCCTTTACTATTCCGTTACATAAATAATATTTAATACTATTTACATTGAATTTCTTTAGAGTATTTATAGAAATATTAAACTGTTTCCAGTAATTGATATCTACATCAGTAAATTCTTGACGTACTACACCAATTACTGTTTCAGTTGGCTGTATATATTGCTTAGAGCTAACGAGTTTAGTGTTGTTAGTAATGTTTAATTTATCTACTATATCAGATAATATATCATTATATTCTGTTTTACCAGTAAATAATGATACAAATTTAATTACATTACCACATTCACCTGTTCCATGATCTTTAAAAAGTAGTTGTTTAGTACGTTTACTATAGTAAATACCAAAGGATGGATTCTTATCCTTCCTAAATGGACTATTGTATATCATACCTACTTTAAATTGACCTATATATTTTGCATATATATCATATTCTGTTACTTTAGAAAGTATCCAATCTAGAGTAATATTATCTGGGAGTTTTGCTCGCTTTCTACTATACATATGCAATCTGTTTTAGTTTGCTACTAGTCGTGGAATCGAACCACGCCTATCCAGAGATAGATTTTTATTTCTGCTGTGCAGGCTCACGCTTCCATAAATTATCTAATATCCTTAAATTGATAGTGCCATATAGGATTGTTACAGATCCTCCTAGTAGTTGAAACTATTCTTCTTTATTAAATAGTTTCGATATTCTTTCTATAGTTGATTCTGCATCTTCATCAGTTAAAGCTTCGCCTGTCTGAATGTAGATGTCAGAAGTTGTTTCTTTCTTCATTGGTCTAACTGAATGTCCGTATCCCCAATTCATTTTAAATTTAGCATTCCAGAATTTAAACATCCAGTATCTAAAGAACCAAGGAGATATTGCTGTAAGTATTTGTCCTTTAATTAAAGGATCTTCAAACTTCTTAATTATAACTTCAACTCCAAGAAATCCTATAGGTTCTCCGTTAAAATAACCAGGATCTTCATTATCTGCATATGCAGATATTTGAACACGATATCCTTGGGATTCTAGCATATCTATTATTCTCATAGCAGTATATGCACGAATCATAAGATTTTCAGCTGAACACCAGCAATTCTCACATATAGAAATATGAAGTTTAACGAACTTACCAGTACCTATACCATGCGTAGGTATTCTTTTCTTTAGGCAAGGTAGACCTTCTATGTACCGATCAAAGTTCATATCATCTCCATCAGAATCATCGTATTTATATTTATGTTTACGACCTCCTAGATTTATATCCTTTTCTATTTTCTTTAAATTATCTAGACCTTTGGTATAACTATATTTAGAATCATATATTTCTGCTGTAGATAATCCTCTAAAACTAGGATTATCGTTACTTTCAATATTATTTATTTCAGCAGGATCACCTCCTTCAATATTGTCACATTCTCTATAAAATTCATCTAATGAATTTATATTAATATTTAAATTCAGTTTTTTCATTATGCTGCCGTTTTAAATTTTGCTGTTACAGTAGAATTTGAAAAATCTTTACGTATAGCTTCAATTATTGAAGCAGTACTTTGTTTAGTTTTATTTTCTTCTACTTTTTGAATATATTGTTTTACTATATTCTTTTCAGTATCAGACCAGTTAATAATAAGCATATCTTTCCAGTCTAACATACCTACTTTCTTCATCTTTTCTGCTGCTTGAATCATACGAGTAGATGCAATACGGCGTAATGAATTTATTTTAATGCAGTCACGTAGTAAATAAATATAATCTACTACTTCGTGATCAAATTGTGACTCATATTTAACAGAGTAATTTACTTCAATTATTGCTCCAGTAAAACGGTCAATTGTTGAAGCATCTAGTTGGTTATTAGCAACATATTGACGATCTGCTCCATTACCAAAAGTATTTGATGTAGCAATAATAATACATTCAGGATGTCGTAAGACAGTTCCTGTAGTAGTTTCTATTTCACCGTTTGCTAATGCTGCATTAATAACCTGTGCTACAGATGGATCGAGTGCAGTCATCTCATCTATAAGGATTATTGACTTCTTAGCATAGAATTCAGCAAACTTAGTTGCTTCACGAGTAGGATATTTATATCCTGTAAATTCTGTTGCAGAAGTACCAATACCACAAGAAATACATAAGTAAGGAATATCTAGTTCTTTAGCTGTATTACGAGCTATAGTTGATTTACCACAACCAGCTGGACCAACCATCCAGATGTTATTCATACCTGCTTTAATTAAACTTTTAAGCTTGTCTTCTGGTTCTAGTGAACTAAATGAGAATTGAATTTTCTTTAATTCTTCTTTTTCCTTTTCTTTTTCCTCTTTCTTTTTAAATTCTTCTTCTAATTTGTTAAGCAATTCTTTGATTTCTGTTTTGCTTCCAAATTGTTCTAGTGATTTTTTCTCTATTTGTTTCTTTTTTTTGAGATCTGTTATATTAGCTATTTTAATAGCTCCACTACACACTTTGTACTCTTGTCCAGTACAATTTGTAATAGTATATTCTCTGGATTGTCCTTTCTTTCTTTTTACCTCTGAAGTTAATACTAAGAAAATACCTTGTTGTGCTTGTTGTTTTCCTTTAGGATTATTATATTTTATACTACCATAAAATCTATTTCCAGGCTTTAAATCATGGACATCTGTATTATGATTAACTAAGGTGCTATCTTCACGTATATTGTCTTCTTGATTTTCAATCTGCTCATCATGCTCTGTAGCTTCAGATGCATCAGTATCTTGAGTTTCTGTAGTTAAATCTTTAGGATCTTTTAACTTCTGTTCTTTTGCACTAGACTTTGCAGGTTGATCTTTTTCTATATCTTGAATATGTTCTATTTCTACCATGATGATTTATTTTAATGATTAAAAAAGAATAAGGGTAGCTTTTACACTACCCTTATTTATTAATAATGATCTACTTCATATTAAAATGGCAGATCATCTGTTTTATCTGTAAAAGCTTGTGTATTAGTAGTAGATGAAGTTGCACTAAACGGGTTATCGTTTTTTACTTCTTCATCTGCTACAACAGGTTTTGTAAATTGGTCAATATTTAGCATAGCAATAGAAGATGATTTACCTTCTGGCAATTCCATAGGTTCAATAAAAGTATACTTAGCATAATTAGGTAAAGTAGTATATCCTTTATCATTATATACTATTTTAGCTCTAAGTTTTTTACTCTTATCTACTTTGTTCAGCATATCAGTAATCCACTGAGCAAACTGTTCAAAGCTTTCTCCATTAAAGTCAAGCTCTTCATCTTTATAGTAACAGTTAAGTATCTGCAACATACGAGAATACTGTTTATCCATTTTTGTTTGAAGCTGTTCCTCTGTAGTTACAAATCCACCAAGTGTAGGTTTCCATTCTGTATGAGTTAATGTTGCTCCATCTTTCTCAAAAACAATTTCTAAGAATTGATTACCATTAGGAGAAACCTCTGTTTTTACACTCTTCAATACTACATTTTCAATAATACCAGCGGGAATATACTTAATATCACTTTTGCTAATACTTGCTGCACGTTCTTTACTATATGTCATAATTTCAATATTTTTAAGTTTTTAAATCAGGCTGCACACTCGTCTAAATAAATCTTATCCCAGTGAACATTAATAACATTATTTTCATCGCTTTCTGCGATAACTATCTTTTTACCTCGTAAGTGAGGAGCTCTGGCTTCTCTTACTGAGTTATCTCCACCTTCAAAAGATATAATAGTTTCATTCTTTTTACGATAGACATAACCAACAGCATCTGCTTCACCACATACTATATCACCTAGTCTTCCAACTAAATCTATAGCCATTTCTATAAGCTCTTCACCATCTTTATTAATCATCTTATCTTTAGTATGACCTATAAGAATAAAATTATCACAAAGATTTTTAAACATGTTTATTACTTTTTTAACTGCTTCTCTTAAGTAGAGATATCCGCTACCATTTGGTAATGTACGAACATCATCTCCCTTATAAGATTTGCCCATTGGTGTCTGACAATACAGAACTTTAGCATATCCTAAACATATTTCTTCGAGTCTAGTAGCATTATCTATAGCAATATATTTATAAGGTTTCTTTCCTGTTGTAGCGATTTCTTCACTGATTGCTCTAGATATATTACCTAAATCTTCAATAGTACGAGCTTGAATAGAGAGAGCTTCTAGAAATTCTGAACCTCCCTCTAAGTCAATTATAAGACAATTATCAAGCTTAGATAATAATGTAGTTTTACCTGATTTTGGTTTACCAAATAGGATTAAAAATCTTGGATTATTAACCTTTGGTTTGTTTTTCTCTTTTGGTAGTATTAACATATTAAAATAGGTTAATGCTTTACCTGTGAGATTCTGAAATTATCTGACAAAAACTGAAATTTTACACAATGTAAAGTTATTCGTTATTCATTGTTGAGAATATTGTTAACAGTAGTACTGTTACTAATATTAATAATAACATTTACTATATTATTTTTATCTGCTTTACGATAGTTATTCAAAAACAGACTAGGATTATCAATAGGAATGATTGTATAACCAATTTGAATAAACTTCTGGTAAATACGTACAGGTTGACCCATGTAAGTAAAATCGTAACCACGATCTTCTTCATAGTCTTCCATGATCTTAGCATATTCTGCTAATCGTTTCAATGCTAAATCAAATTCTGAAATAGCATCATATTGACGCAACTTAAATGCTCGATTTGCGAACGGACATGTAAGTGAATTATCATATGAACATGTCGGTCGATAATATTTTTTATTGAATGCAGAGAAATGTGCATTTCGATTGCATCCAAAACATAGCAAGTCTTCAGGACCTGCATATGATATACTGTATTCCGGATCTTCCGGAGTGTGAATTCCATACCATTTAGCAAACGGTAAGCGGTTTTTAACTTCGTTTAATATACGATTTTTCAAAGAACCCTGAGGGTCAATATTTTGTTTCGGAAGTTTAATTGTAAAACCTTTCATAATCAGCCTTTTTTAATTTGTTTAAATACTACTTTTTGTTCTTCAGCACTTGCAGTATTTGTTTCAATTAGATTGCCATATTGAAGTTCGTTTTCAAATTCTAATATACATGGTTCACCATCTCTTACTTTTAAGAAATGCATATAAACCTTATTTTTTACAGGTAGACGACGTACTCCATATATAGCTAGATTAAGTATCTCTGGTCTGTGAACAGCAATAACAAAATCACTAGCTTGAAATATTGCATCAGATGCTGATAAATCACTTCTCATTGGAAAGTGAGTGCTTGGATTATTAATTCTATCAGGACTTTCAATATTACGATTCATCTGTGAAAGCTGTATTATACTAGTATTAGAAAGTTTTTTCTTCTGTATAAACATTTTCTGTAAATCGACTATTGTACTTCTTTCTCCACCCTCTCCATTTACTAGAAGAACGTGGTCTAATACTACTATTAGCCAACGACCGTTAGCTACAGTATTATGAAAGTAATCTATAGTATTACCTATTTCTTCTACATTACATACTTTATCAACAAAGTATATATTGTATTTCTTAATGGTTTCAGCTGCCGATTCAGCTTTTAACAAGTCTTCATCACTAAGTGTTTCTACTGAACTATACAATTCAGATACAGTTTTCTTAGTTTTATTACTTATTACACGACCAACGTTTCTGTAGTCTACCATCTCTAAACTAAAGTATAATACTACGATATCCTGATCAGGATTAAGATCAATTAAATCCATTACTAACATATTTGCAACTGAGCTCTTCAATGTTGTTATCCTATTAGTTTTTTATCTAATAGTTCTGGAGATTTCTCTCATTGGTTATCGGTTGGTTATTTCCAACCCAGTTCAGCATATTTTTTCACCCACTTATTTCAGTTGGGGTGTCGAACACTCTTGGGAATATTATATTTATTCAATTCCTATGCGTTACGGTGATAGTTAGCCTTCCGCAATCTAACTATTTACCACGGAATTAACTTTTCGGTCTTTTCCGTATTTGCTCGATAATTCTCTATATAATCCCTTATATAGACGGCAAAATTCTTTATATCTTAAATATTTTCTTTCTAAATAGATTTCTGCTCCATTGTATAAAATACTAGATACATAAGCTCCTCTTTTTGCATTGAAAGATAATTCATATACTTTACTACCTTCTCTTTGATAAAGAATATTATCATACTCTAAAGGTAGTTGTTTTTGCATTTCTGATAAAAACTCAGAGGTTCCTAAAGCTTTTATTTGCATTTTATTATGAGTATTATTGCAGTAAGATATAGTACCATCGCCATCAAAATAACCTCTAATAAAACTATATATTAACCAATAATTTGAGAATATAGTTATATTTGGAAATTTTAAAGTTAATGATTTTCGTGGAGTACATCCTAAATTATTTAATGTATTCCACATATGTTTATTGTTAAACATCAATCTGCAACGTTTAGTTGTATCATCATAACCACTACATTTAACTATCTTTATTTCTTTTTCATAATCAATAGCTTTTGCAAACTTTTTTAAATGTTCAATATCTTCTGCCTTTAATTCAAGACTTATTTTATATCTTCCATTTTTAATTTTGCCTTCTTTTGTAGTATATGATGGTACAGATAAATTACCATCTGCAAATAGAAAACCTAGCCAATAAGCTTTTTCTTCTGTATCTATTGTATCAAAATAATTGTAGTTCATATAATTACATATTTAATAATATGTATATAACGTAACTACAATATAAGAGTTAAATAATATTTAAAATATTTAAAATAAAAAGCGCTATTACCACTACCTGATATACCAGCTATAGTAAATATCATATTTGGTTCAATTCCGCCAGTAGCTTTATTGAATTTATCCCATCTAGTTTTTAAGGATACTATACTATGATTTTTTCTAGCTTTAATGTAGTTTATGGATTTATTTGCTACCTGAGATATTGACTCAAAAGGTAGTATTTTAACGGCATTCTGTTCCGTATTCTCCATAACTTACAGGCGTTTCAGATTCATAACTCATTTGCTCTTCAATAACCTCCCACTCATGTTGAGTGAGCCATTTCCACATCGTCTTCATATAACCTATTTTACCAGTTATCATTTTGTTTTCAATTTCATATTGAAGACATTGAAGAAGGTGTTCATGCATTGCTCTAGATTTACCTACGATACGATTATATTCTTTACGACACTTATTTATATTAGATCGTAAAAAACCTTTAGTACCATCTGGTCTTAAAACATACACTGGAAATACTTCATAGAACTCATCAAACCATGTCTTATCTTGTTTTGTACTTGACAATAGTTTTTCTGTAGGACTATAAATTTTATTATCTCCTGAAGTAGTAAAGGAGATAAGGTCATTGTCGATTAACTCTTGTATGTCGTTTTCACTTATTCGGCTGAGAAACTTGTGAACGTCTTGATTATTACTTTGATTATCATTCAACACAAGAGTTAAAAATACTAACTGATTAATTGATATTTCTCCAAAAATATCTAATAATGTTGTATCTAATTCTAGTATCATAATATAGTACTTTATGAACTAACTTTTGATACAATCTGGAAATATTTGTTAAAACAACGTTAGTTGTCTTGGTTTTAATTCTTCAACGATCTTTAACGCTTCCTTTAAATAGTAGCGATAATTGATCTTTCTTTCTTCTATAGGTTTATTATCAAATTTATTTAGTATAGTAACACCAGATGCAGTAAGTAGATTAGTATAGTCTACTCTAGTACCTTTAGTTATAATCTTTGAACTATAAGGTAATATCTGTTCTACATTAGAATTATAGTAAAACTGATTTGGATCTGTAGTTATTATACTTTCTCCTGTTTTGAGACATACAAGATATTGCGGTATCTCAATATCTCTGTTTACTATTTTACATTTATATAAATAAGGACCATTAGTAGATGCGTAGAATCTATTGATTCTTTGTGTCAGTTCTCCATTATATTCTACAGAGAATTTCTTATCTACTTTCTGGTAAGTAAGAAACTTCTTAATATCTTTACAATTGTAGATAGTATCTTTTACAGGAATACCATCAACAAAATAATCTCTAATAGCTTCTGGAATAATCTTTGCAGACATTCCCTTACCGAGTAATACCTTAGTAATGAACATACCTTTTTCTTTGATATAATCATCTTTAATCATATCTAAAGAAGTATAAGGCTTCTTCTTTTTATTTAGAGCTTTTTCTGGTTCAGTTTCAAACAATTTCTTCATTGCTTGATAACCTTCTTTTACAGCTATATAATCATTAATAGCATACTGATACATAGCTTCAAAACGATCTTCCTCTAGGGTTAATCTCGTTTGTTGTTCCCATTCCTTACATATACTTTGTAATTTTTCATACAGATTCTTCTTAAGAAGAACAAATAAACCATCTGTATTTGCCTGTACTATTCTACAGCCAATATCAGATAATCTTTCTGCTAACATAAGTAATAGTAATTGTCCATTTATTCTAATCTGCATTACTGCGAAAGGACTATAACAGAAATTATGTTCATTCTGTAGATTACCACTAAGACCGTTTAATGCTAATTTAAGCGTTTTATCTTTAGTCTTAATACCATTATGTTTTGCTTCTATTCGTTCATCTTTAACTTGATTATAAACTTCTAGAAATTCAGGACCCAAATGCTTTGGGTAGAATTTATACTCTATTATCATACTAGGATACAGAGATGCAACATCAATATCTATTAACATTTCATCTTCCTTAGGAATAATTATCTCAGGTTTGTTTTCAGAGTGAATACCACCAACTCCTACAGAATACTTTAATCCTCTGAATACGAATTTATTTTCATATCCTTTTCTACCTGGTGATACTATCTGTTTTTTCATATCAGATAGTACATTACGAAGTATAGGATCTTTATATTCTATATAAGGCAATATTACTTTGTTTAGGTCTATGACATCTGCTGGGCTTCTTAAATCTTTAATATCCCACCATGATAGACCAGTCTTTTCAAGATATTTCTGCGTTAGAATTTTCATTCCAATGTTTACTCCATCTTTACTTAATACTCTTACTTTATATTCATCTTCGATAGCTATTCTTAATTCTATATCTTCAGAACACAGATTTAATAATTTTTCAGTAGAATTAACGTCATTCACATTATACTCAATCATCTCTTCTATTCTATCTTCTTCTAGAAACTTATTAAAGTCTCCATTGAATTCTAGAACATTAGGATATTGCATAGTTACTTGCATTTCCTTCAATCCAACACGCAATTTCTGTGAATATAACATAGTAAGTATATCAAATGAATCATACCATACTTGATATTTCCATTTTTTCCATGCTTCTATGTTGTCATCTGCTTGAGATGTAGTTATAGTTCTACTTAAGTTAAAAATACTATCACATATCCTTAGATATGGTTTATTTTTAAGTATATTATAATAATCTATTATATAATTAATAATAGGATTATCATAATGTAAATTATTATATCCTGCAAAGATTTTATTTGAATCAATTTGAGTTTCAGTAGTATAGAGATCTCCAAATTTTAATGGTATATTAACATTTGGTACACGAAAAAAATCAACTAATTCTGATAATTGATTTTTTCTGCTTGATATCTCAAACTTATGAAACTTTCCTGATTCAGTATTCTTTGCTGTGCAATGAAATACATTTGGGAAAACTTCAATATCATAGACATATACTGTTTTTCCTCTTATCTTCATAGCGTATAAATTTAGTGGAGTGTATGGGAATCGAACCCATGATGCCGATTGGTTGCAGCACTATAAATAGTGTATTAGAGTCTCTCTAATATTCCTCCCTGTACCCTGCGCTTGCCTGCTAGCTGAACACCCCTTGAGGCAGGATTCTTTATAGACTATCCTGCTAAAAGTCTGTCGCTCTACGCTGCTTGCTTTATCTCTGGCAAATGTTTAGCAAAGCATTTCTTTTCTAAAGTTGTTCTATCTACTATCGTAATAGACTCGTAGTTACTATATTTATCGGATAACTTTGTATTCAATTTAGTAACTACTTCAGTAAGTTGTTCAATAGGTAGATTAGAGTAGCTTGTCTTAAACTCTTTATCGTTTGTAGTAGCTATAACTACTTTATACGGTCTTTGTTCTAAATACTGTAGCTTCTTAGACATCTTGAATTCTTCAAGTTGTTTAGCTACTTTCTTAATTTTCTCTTCGTGAGCTGCTTTATAAGCTTGTTGTTTAGCAATACTTTCTGCTTTATTGCTACCATATAGATTCTGTACCAATTCTTTATGGTAACCAGAATAAGGACGTTCTTCTAATAACTGTTTTTTATCCTTTTTATCAGATACCTGTGTAGGTTTCTTAGGAATACTAGCTATGCCTTTTTTAGTTTCATGATACTCCTTTCGTGCATTAGTAGCTTCAGGAGTCCATTTATAAGTATATACTTCTCTACTTACTATTTTATCATGACGACGAGTAGTTACAAATTCCTTTGTCATAGGTTTAATATTTTCTGACAAAGATATTCCTTTACTACACATAGCTTTATAATCTGAGGACTTAGTTAATCCATAACGTTTCTGTAAGTTTTGCTGGTATTTAGCATTTTTCTTATTTCTAGTATCTTGATTCATAACAATTGATTTTAATAGTTAAAAACTAAAGGAAGCTGAATAGGTTAATGTTTTAAGATTTTCCGTACGTACTCTCCCTATTGCTTCCTTATTATATTTTAAGCTGCTAAGCACATTGGAGCAGCAGAATCATCAAATTCTGTTTCTTCATTGAACTTAGTAAGTTTCTCTTTTAATTTCAGAATCTCTAAATCGAGTTCTTTTATTCGTGCTTTAACCCAGTTTGAAGTTAAAACTTCAGTCTTATTCAGAGCTTTTTTACCTTTCTTAGACTTAAGAACAGGATTCAAAGTTCGTATACGACTTAGATGTACTTTCATTTCTTGTAATTCACATAATTTAAATACATCTAATTGATTACAATCAGCTGGTAAATCACTAAATTTCTTTATACCCATATTGATACATAGTATCTTTAATTTAACAATTACTCGATCATCTGTAAGACCTTTGATTGTATTATAAAGTTCTTTCAAATCGTAAGTACGCTGATAATTACGATTTACTACATTCTCAATAGAAATAATATTCCAATACTTAGTAATATCTGCTGATAGTTTATCACGCTGTTCAATAAATTTATTTGCTTTCATATATACTTGATTTTAATAATTTGACAATTAGTTAATTACATAGTATATTAGAAAGTCTACCTGTGTAGTTAATAGACTGATCAAAGTCTAATAACTTAAAATATCAGCTATCTTCACAGACCGCTGATATAAATAACAATAAAATTAAGAAATAAGACAGACAAGATCAAAGAGTTAGCGCCTCTGTCACATCTCGATACGGCATCCGATTCTTCTTCTCTCGGCTTTCCAACACTTAGTTACCTTAGTAACATTATCAGAGGCAAGTAAGTAAGAGTATATACGAACCCAACCAAATGTATACACTCTTACTGATTTTATGTTGATTTTCAATTATTTTCTACTTAATACGAACCCAACCAAATGTATATATTCGACTATAAATCTCCTTCAACATGTAAACTGACGGGTATTCTTTCATACCCAAAATCTATGCAAGCATTTGCTACCCCAACCATTTTGCGTCGCTTGCTGTTATTACCCATATTTTTATCAAAGCCTGGGCCGTCTTTTGTAATATCGTAGGTCAATTTCAATGGACTGTTTTCATCAAGTAATGTACAATAATACAATAATAACTCAATTACTTTTTCTTTTTCATCTTTCTTAAGTACTTTATCAATTGCTTCTGTCAGAAACCCAACCAAACCTGACTTATCACAATTGTTACTTTCTACACCTGTGATGATAAAAGCTATTCTTTGTACTAAACTAAAAAAGTCTATTACATAATAGGAATTAAACCACTTATTTACCCAACCATATTTGTAGTGTCCTATTAATACTGTTCCATCATATTCAACTTTAATTGTTTTGCTCCCATCCATTAGCAAATTATTTTGAATACGAGGATCAGACATAATTAGCTGTAACATTTGCAAGTGATATGAATCTATTGGCTTTTTACTTGTTGCCATAGCTTTATGTACTTAAGATTAATTACTCGTCGATGCTCTTGTAGTAAGCAGTAGTGTCGTCCTTAGTAATCTTATTGATTTGTTCCAGAGAAGCTCCCTGATTTGCCAATTCATCAATAAAATTGTTAAGATCAGTCAAATTACTCTGATTCAACTGAGTGACAACTTCTGTTACCATCTTAACATTCCAGAACGGAGACCGTTCTCCAGTTGCTTCAAACTTCAAGATAGCATCTTGAACATCTTTCGGACCAGCTTTCAATACGATATCTACATCTGCCCGTAAATCAAACTGCAACTTTTCGTCATTATTAAACATAATAACAATCTTACCATTTGCAGTCCGTACGATATCTACGTTGAACAAATCAACAGTTTCAATCATATACTTCTTCATCGGATTTGCAAGTACAAGTCCTGGCATATCACCAGCCATTTTTTTCTTGTAATTCAAATCTAAATTATCACTTACGGGGATTGCCAACCGCCGACCAACTAAAGCACGGCTAAATGCAATTACTTTAGTACGTAACTGTGTAATTTCTTGCTGAGTAAAACCTTCTGGATTTTTGAACACGCTTTCATATTTTGTTGTTTCCATAATCTCTCCTTTCTTGATTCCGTGGTTGATTCCACCTACGGAGTAAGTTAATACTAAGTTTATTTAAAAGTAAGCTATAGAGTTCTTTTATCTAAGTGGAATAGCGTCTAATATCTATTCGTTTGTTAAAAACTTAAAAACCACTTCTTGTATTCAAACAGTAAAACTCTATAACGAAATTCTGCTAAGATTTGATAAGTAATCTGAAAACTATAAGATAAGTCTTTATATTATTAATATTACTACTAGAACGTGATGTTATTACTTCACTCGGCATTCCCCGTAGGACTTTACTCATGAGACAGATGAGTCAGCCGTTCTTCATAAAATTATTAATACTAAACTATGAAAAGATATGTAATTCGACATCTGAAAATCGAATGCTATGCTAGTTAATACCTAAAGAGGTACAACGGGACTCCAACGGTAGGAGATTTATACCTATCAAATAACATTATAACTGAAATTATCTGAAAATCGAATGCTATGCTAGTTTCTGATTGTTTAAAGAGCCTAACAGCAACTATAACGTGCTCTTTTTCCTATTATAGTAAGGAGTACTGTATATGATTCATAACCTACAACTGTTACTTCACTATCGGTAATACTTCTACCGAATTTTATTTTGAGCTGTTTATGTTTCAAAACACCCACTCTATAGTCTAATAGTTTATTCTAAGGCTGCGTGTACTTACGACTTTGTTCTTATTCTGCACATAACTTTAGGATTTCCACCTATCATCCTTTAATGTAAGGAATCAGCGTCACTTTACATATATTGTTGCGCAATATACTTTAAATGTTTCAAATGTCAGCAATTATATTGTACAGTCGAGGGTGGCTCGGATTTACTTTCGTCTTCTTATCACTACTCGTCCTAAAACCTACCATTGAACTTCCTCATTAGTTAAGTTAAACATGTTTATTCTCTCATAAATAGAGACTTCCTAAATAGATTTACATTCTGTCACTTCCCGTTAAGACTACTACTTAGTGCAATGCACAGATTTTTCTCCGGTCTGCTTCGTGTCCGTCTCTTAATGTGTCTGCTTCTCTTCAACCTGGGAGTAGGGCGATGCTCACTTTCACATATACTCTTAAGGATAGAGTATCTCACCTTGTGCAAATTTGATAAAACTCCAGTTATGCTTCTGGATAAAATTATTTAGTACTTCTAAGCTTTATGTCTTCCACTTAGTATTGAAATAGTGTTATTGCGCACTTCATCCGCTAGTTATCTTTATATTCCTGTTGCAAAGCACTCTAGGTTTATACTCAGATAGATAACAACTGAGTTTATTATAATATTACTTGAACTCACATACTCCTTATTTCCTAAAGAGGTCCGTTGCAGGATTCCTTATTTATTAATATTGGATCATTGCTACTCAGCCAATAGGCACACAATCTACTACTCACTTTGTCACTCTATCCCTCTATACTGGAGTGTATAGTAATACAAGCTTAGGATTAGCTATGTACTGATTAACATAACATTGCGCATAGGCTTTACGCCTAATCCAGGTAATCTATCAATATTTTTTCAATAAGTAGTGCTATAATATTATAATTAAGTACCTTCATATATACTATCTCTAAACGTATTAAGTTACAATATAACTGTTTAGATAAGTATAGAACACTATACTGACATTTTTATATGGTCTGTGCCATAAAGGGGAGTTTGGAGCTACCCTAGAGCGTTATATGCTCGATAATGTTTAGCACGTAGTCTTGGACACTACGATTTGTTGGGCATCATCGTGTTTATTACTCCTTCTTGATTCAAACTATGATAAGTCTGCGAGTAACTTAAGAGGATTTCGTTCCCCTTGTACTGTTTAATTTTGTAGACTGCTCTCTACTAATTGCGTCTTCTGTTTCTGTCTCCAGTCGGTTCTCACCAAAAACAAGAGGGTTGTACACGCTCTCCCTCTATCTTATTGCTCCTTCAGTCTATAGATAGTATATAGACACAATAAGTTATTATACTTTCAGTAATAGCCTATAGTTGTAGCTATACTCTATTCCTACTAATATTCTGTACTATCTTAATTTTAAGAAAGTAATCTAACCATTTACTTTCTAATCCTTTGATTTAGATATCTCTGGATATATACCATTATAGCTCTATAATCGCATTGGCTATTCTAGTTGCGACTCAGATTTATCTTCTCTGATTGTTGTTGTTTCAGTCTTTGGAGAATATCCGTACAAGTGGTTTTATTCTCTTTAACTGATGGCAGTTCTCTTACCTTAATGTATTTAGGTACTTCCTTCTCTACAATAGAAGTTAGATAGATGATACTGTCTTTCTTTTTGATTTCAACATTGATATTTTGTTCTGGGTTGCTTTGTCCATTTAATTTTATAGCGTTATCGTTCAAATTAATATCAATATTAAAGTCTTTTGCCCGAGGTACATCTGTGAACTTCGGAATCACATACTCATGTGCGGTGGCAGTATTCGTATAGTTAGTTACAAATCCTACATATCCACCGAAAGCTAGCATTGCTAGCGTAAATAAAACTGTTGGTTTTTTACTCATTTTGATAATGCGTTAGTTGTTACTTTTTAGTAGCATACGCAGATTTCTCAATATAGAAAGTAAGAGGATTCAAAGAGGTTGATGTGTACAAGCTAGATACTTTCTGCATTACTTGTTTCAACATCTTGTCATTCATTTCTGCTCCATAAGCAATCCGCAGATTGTTTACAGTCTTTATTGCTGAAATGTGTTTACCTTTAAGATTCAGACCCTTGATTTCCGGATATACAAGTTTGTCTTCATCTTTACCTTCATTGTTAGCAGAAGTAATAATACGATTGATCAGATCGTCATTAGTTCCACTAATTAATTGAGAATACCGTTTTGCTTCTTCTTCGTAATTATTGTTTTTTGCAGTTTCATCAGTAATCTTCTTAGCTAAGAATACTTTCACAACATTAGCAACTTGCGCATCGTTGTATGTTGTTAATTGATTCTTAAGCCAAGCATGAGATGCTAAAACTGACAAATTACCTGTTAGATTGCCCCAAATAGCATTTGCACAACCTTCAAGCAATGTAGCATTCCGTCCTGCTTCTTTCATCTTAAGCAATACAGTTGCTAATACCTGTGCTGGTTCTGCATTTTTATCAAGCTTATAGGCTTCCCGTGCAAATTCAATCATATTTGCTACATTCTTACCTATACCTCCTGACTTCTGCTTGTGCCGCATGTTCATAATAGTACACATTGCTGCTACTTTCTGTTCATCTGTGACACATTCTTCGGGTTTTGGCATTTCCTGAGTTTGCGGAACTTTAGCGTCTTGTTCTAAAGCTTTCTGCATTTCAGGATTTGTCTTTGCGACAGCATCTTTGAAGTTAATCTCAAGCTGTCCATCAGATGTTTTGCTAGGAAGCAAATTAACACCGAGGAACAAAGAAGCTGTTTCATTCAAATATGCAAACATTTCTTCGTTCACAGTAAAGCCTTGTTCTTTTGCATCATTCTTGAATTGGTCATTCCATTTCTGAATCAATACAAACATCATAAGGTCTGCCTGTTTTCCTGTTGCTTGATACATTGCCCGATCGTCTTTAATCTCTTCACGGCGTTTCAGAATTGCATTCATCAAATCTACTGAGTGATTTGCATCAATTCTGTCACTGTTTTGAGTTACGATATTAGGCGCAGGAGCTGCTGCTGGTTTAATAGTTGGAGCATTGCTGATGTCAATTTCTTCAGCTTCTACTTCTTCTATTTTTTCCTTCTTTGGCTTCTGCTGTTTAGGTTTCTTTTCAGTAGGTGTAGATTTAGGATCTTCCTTCTTTGGCTCCTCAACTGGCTTAGTTTCAGGAACTTCAGCAGGAATAGGATTCTTAATTCCTTCCTTAATCCGTTTGACGTCAATTCCGTCTCCCTCCTTTACATTAGATACTGGGAAGAGAACACTAGTAGTTTCACTAGTTTCATTGTTCTTCCACTCGGCTTTGATATTTTCAATGCCTTTACTGTCTTTCTCAATCTTAAGAGAAAGTAGACTCATATACGGTGATTTTGTGCACAACATATGAGTTTCATATGCTGATTTACCCATTGGAGTCTGATAGACACCACCTTTCTTTCGTTCAGCTGGTTTCTCTTCAGGCTTCTTTTCTTCTGGTTTAGAATCTTCTACTTTTGTTGTTTCTACTTTAGCTGAAGCTTCTACTGCTTCTTTAGCTTTTTTCAAAGCTTCTAAATTTCTTGCTGCTTTTGCACTTGGAGTCTTTCCACCTTTATTTCTTTTTGCCATATTGATTATGTTTTAAATAAATTAATAACTTAACAATTAATACACTTAAATTATGAAATTAAGTGCAGTCAACTGTCATCTTCTATCTCTGCATTGTTAGGCATGGTAGGTATATCTTCTCTATCAGTTGTTACTAACGTCTCACCTCCGTCTTCCTGACCCATTTCATAAGATTGGTTATCTACTGTCCCTACAAAAGCAGTAGAACCTTGAGATGTGGGATTAGGAGCCATAGTAACAACTAACTCTTGAGAAGGAGTATCTGAGGTATTTGCAACTACCTTTTTTACTCCAGTACCTACAACAAAGCCTAGTAAAAGTACGCATACTAAGAATACGTACAAACTAGCACTTTTACACATTCTAGAAATGATAAAAGATGCTAATGCTCCTAAAAGGAGTAAACAAAAACTAGTCATATTGTTGAAAGTGTTTGTTAATAATCTGTTTTCTGTTTAAGTTTTTGTCTTGCTTTGTTTAAATCACCTTTTACAGCTAATTCATTCATTGCAAGCTTATTGGCTATCTCTTTATAAGACATACCATCTATACGAGCATTAATTAAATCTCTATACTTTCTCTTAAGAGTAGGTATAGCTTGTAAGACTATATCTAGTTTTTCCTTTAGAATTAAATCTTCTTCAGGACTTCTCTCTAAAGCAGATAGTTGAATTGGATTTTCATCCTCATCAACATAGTTATTTAATTGCTCTTTTTTGTTTCTACGTATATAGTCTATTGATGCATTAACAGCAATAGTCTTTAACCACATATTAAATGAAATATGTTGAGTATACATAGATAATTTCTCATAAGCTTTAGTAAATACTACTGATGTTAAATCATCAGCAACATCTGTATTCTTAATTATACCCATAATAGTATACCAAATATCAGTTTTATACTTATAGTATAATTTACTAAATGCTTTTTGAGAACCTTGTTTAGCTTGCTCCACTAGATCTATTATTTCTTGTGTCATATAGCTAAATTTTAGTGGATTGTAGTTAACCCAATAACTACAATCCTTAAATTCAGAAGGGAAGTTTTATAATTTCTTTGCAATAATAATTATTTACTGCTAGACATCTTTTATAGAATACATCTGAGATATGTTCTCTCCATTCTTCTTTCTCTTCTTCATTGAGAGGATATGCCATTTTCAATGACATATTAATAGCAATCCTTACTCTTACTAATCTAGTCTGAAGACTTAATATTTTATCTTCTAACAGATTATTAAGAATATCCATCCACAGTCTTCTATTTATCCACTTATTGATACTTAGGCAAGTGTTACTAGTAACTATCTTAGATTTTAAATTAGGTGGTATATTTGCCCAATCATCTAATACACTATCTGCATATCCTAATACTTTAGTATCAAAATTAGCAGAAGATACAATCTTGTCTAAAGTAAACCTATAAGGTTCCTCTAATTCAGCATTGAGTGCTTCAATAAGTCTCTTAAAATTGCTCATTACGGTTCTCTGTTTAATGCTTTACAAATTATAGTGAATACATAATTAGCTTGAGACATTTTCAGGCTGTATTTCTTTTTTAAATGCAGTCTAGTTCTTACTTTAGCTTGTTCTACACCATATAATGGTAAAGTTGATTTATAGTAAGCAATACCTTCTTCGATGATTTTATCTTTTCTAGAATCTTCTCCTAAGCCTTCTAGAGTCTGTAAATCACCAATACCTACATTATCAACTACTTCAGTAATAGATGGTAATGCAAATGTATACTTTTCAGGATACATCATAATATCTACTACTTCAGGACTGTCTTTAGTAAGATCTTTAGCTTTACCATTCTGTTTAAAGTAATTAAGATCAATTGCACCTACTACTTCTAATAATGGTTCTACTCCGCTTAAAAGGAGTAATACATTAGTTTCTGGACCTTGTGCGATCCACATACCTGCTTTTAACATAATCCTTTTGTTTTAAGTATTTTGATAAATTCGTTTTTGAATCTTTTTACTACAACTGCTGCATCCATTGGACTAATGTTGAATTCAGAAGCTACTTTCTTTCTAAATTCCATCTCTCCACTGCATTGCTGCATTACTTCTTGTAGTCTTTCTCGCTCTCCTGGTTCAGTCCAGCGAACATATTGAACAATTTCCATGTTAATTCATTTGATGTTCAAGATCTTTAATTTTATTATAGATGCCTACCCAATATATCAAGCCTTCTTTACTCTTTTCAGCTTGAAACATTTCATAGATTTTGCATCTATTGTATCCGACTGTAATGTTATGTACACCACGTCGCCAACCTCTACCTCCCTTCATTACTGATGGAGTTGCTTCATATACATACTCAATGAACGCAGTAAGTTTACGTTCTCTTGTAAGAACAATTTCCCAAGTCTTGGGCAATCTATTCCTAATAAAACCTCTTAAGCCTTTTTTATTCATGTTTATATTTAAATTTTGTTTCTTTATATCCGAAGTGACATCTGATTGTATATATTGTATTGCTAATAGTACCATTAATTAAAATAAGTTCTATCCTTTTTATTGATCTATCAATGTAATATATATCATTGATATAGCAATTAATAATACATAGATATGGTTCTTCTCTTTCTGTATTACTGGTAATGTATATTCTTGCTTTGTACGTACTGGGATCTGAAGTTCTTATTTGTTGCTGTTTAGATATTCTATATAGTTCTACTAATTCACTCCTTATACAAGATAAAATAGTATCTTTACTATAGATATTGTCTTCTTTTTTATTCTTTTTATGCCGACCACGATTCATAAGTAGTTTCTTTAATTGAAGATTGAAGTCTTTCTATAGCTGCTAATAAAGTATCTATTCTTATTGCTACTTCTGTATCTCTAACAAAATGTTTGATATGTTTTAGATTAGTAATCATACCTGCTAAAAGCATAAGAGATAAGTTCCTTCTACTTGCCTTTAATTGATTTAAAGTCTTTTTCATCTACAAAATGTTTTTAAGTATTGTTCATAATGTTTCTTTTCATTTATTGAAGCTAAAGCATCTAATTGATTATAATTCTTTTTAGTTAAAGTAAAATCATAATCTAACAATGCTTCTTTTAGACTATAAAATACATTATAATCAAACAAATCTCTATTACTTATTTTGATTTGTTCAATGAGAGATGTTTCAAATATAGCTAGTAATCTTAGAATATATTTATTATTCTTTTTAACTGCTAGTCACAAACCTTTACTTCCTTTACTATAATCTAAAGGAATGATTGCTGTTTTGTTATAATCTATTTTCATACTCTAAAATTTGTTTTATAATACTTTTTAATGATTCTTACAGTTTCATCAAATTCTTCTTTATTATCAAAAACATTACAAAAAATATAATTGTTTTTATTTAAGAATATAGGATGAAAATAAGCTACAAAGAATGTTTTAAATAATCTACTCTTTTTAATAGGAATTAAATTATCTAAAGTAATATCGCTAGTTATACTTACTACCCAAGCAATATTTATCTCAGTATCTATTTTATAGATTACTCCACAATGTTCACACCCTCCTATTTTTGCTCTGATAATATCATATTTTTGTAAAGGTATCTGATCTATACCTTGACCTAATATTTCTGTAGGTAAAACTATATTTTGTTTAGGAACACATGAAGATTGTTCTACTAAACTATTGATAGATAAAGATGAATTAAATGCATCTACTATACTTATTACATCTAATATTTTATTATCATCTGTATTTTTTAATTTAGAAGATGCTTTAGATCTTATAGAATTTAAAAAGTTCTGTTTTTCATCAGCAGTCTTTTCTTTTAATAAATTTAATATACTCATACTTTTTGTTTTTAATTTTTGATAATATTTGTTTACGGAGCGGGACTCGAACCCGCACTCTTCAGTATTGTCTACTTGTGTCTATCCATTTGCACGATCCGTAACCTGCTTTTTACGACATTAGCTTAGCCGTTGACTTATCGTATCACGCTGCGATACGAGTATAGTCTGTTACAAAAGATTTGTCATTTCTGACGTTATTGACCTATTCATTACTGTTTCTGCCAATCAATACATATATACCCCCTTGTTATTATTTTATAGTGGAGGTAGAGCCGGCGAAAGCTCGTCTTGCTCAGGCATATAATGACCTAACAGTCAATATACTTTTATTTCTATAGGATTATCTCCAAAACACATATTTCTTTTATCAAATGGTACATAATGAGTATATAAGAATCCTGCATCATTAAATAGTTTAGCCGTACCTATTGGTACACTAATAGAATTATTATGTTTTGGATCTATCCACCAACTTCTTTTTGTTGTTTCATGAACATATCTAACAGGTTTATTATAGAATAGATGTTCACCCCACATATCTGCTGCAATATAGCTCACGATAAATAATTTTAAGTTGTAAATATAAAGAGTTTTGCACACCTCTGCGCCTTCATATCCTGGCAGATCGGATAACGCCTCAATTAGAGAGATATACATCATACACGAGTTTTCATATATCATTGGGTTGATATAATAGTGCAATATACTCTTTTAGTAGTATAGAGAGCGATCAAACTCTCTATACTTAATATGTAATTCTAAAGTAATAGTACATACCGTTGATTATGAGCATAAAAGCATTAAATCTAGTATATAATAGCATAAAGCCGCTATTACTTTAGAATTTATAGTCTTTGACAGAATACATATTATACCAAGTGCTCATCTAGCAAGCTAGAGACTCGATTGAAATATAGACATAAAAGTACTATATGTATATGTATTTTGATATACTTACTGTTTTTCGTCTATGAGACTATCCTCTATTTGTTAGCATAAAAGCATTTAAATAAAGAACGATCTATTTATAGCACATGATCAGTAGGCATAATATCCTATTACTAGCATAAAAGCATTGAATAGAACTGTCAATTCAGTTCATGTTGCCCCGAACTCCTCAATGCGACAATGCGACTTATATAGTTTGCAGGGTTCACATTTATTCTATTTAGCATAAAAGCATTTAGAATTTGGATGTTGATTAAAGATAGATATTTTCGTATCTTGAACCAAAGATTTCTTCTTTCGCTTTTGCGATAGCGTCATCTTTCTTGTCTGTAAGTTCTGAATACTTTTTGTCCCAAGCTTTGTAATCACCTGTAGATTCAAATTCAGCTTGAGCTTTCTTCAGTCCTTCAGAAAAGTCTTTCATAATGTTCTTGTGTTTTGATGCAAAACGTCCGTATCTTTCTGCTCTAGAGACAGCTTTTTCACAATCTTGAATTCTACGTTTTACTTCACGAGATTCACGTTCAAGTTGTTCTTGTTGGATCTGTTTCTTTGCTTCAGTAACTGCTGATGCTTCAACTTTACCGTCTTTTTCTTCTTGATGTTTCATTCCAGCTTCAAAGTTATAACCTCCATCAGTTACTTTATCACACAACATTACTGTACCTAACATAATTCCTACAAAGTTCATAAAATTTTTCATAATTCTTTTGATTTTAATTGTTAATAATTGATTTATTTAAGTGAATGAATAATTTTTAAAAAGTATCTAATAAACGTCTGCGATAGATTTCATCTCTTTCTTCTCGAATATCTATCTGCATTTTAATAATAATGTTTATTAGTTCTTCTTTTGTTTTCTTTTCTAGTTCTTCTTTTGTCCACATAATAATAAAGAAATAGAAAGTTATACTATCTATTCGTACGCCTTATTTGATAGCTAGCCCTTTTCCTTCTCCTGACCTTAAATAAGGTTGACCGTTGTATAGTCCGTAGGTATTAATCACCTTTAGGGGTCTGGCGTTATAACCTTCTGTGTTGATTGGATTCTATCATAACTACTTAATTAGTAATTCTGTTTACTTGCCAATAGCTGCTAAATATGCAGCTTCTCGACGTTTATTTGCTTCTTTTATTCGAGGAAGTGTTTCACTTAAGAATTTCTTCTTCATTTCCTCTTTTTCTCTTAGCTTTACATAAAGATGATAATAGTACATTTCTAAATCATTAATTTTAGTTTTGCTTGTTCTATGATGTATTCTAAATATTTCAAGAACAGATTTTCCACTTAATAATGCTTCCTTTAGATATAGTTTATTATGCATCTTTCTAGCTAAACTTCTTTGTTTTCTGCTCATAATTTCACTTATAACAAAAATTACACTATAGCTCTTTCCCTTTTATACGGTTGCATTTTAGAATGTCTAACTCTCTTTTTAGACTGATATTCAGCTGCTTTTCCTGATTGCTTAGAACCTGGAAAATGAGATTCTTTATAGGTCTTTCCCATGATTATAACACTCTAATTGCTTGTACTAAAAGATCGAAGATATAAGCGCATCCCTTTTTGTTGAGATACTCAATTGTAACTTCTTTTTCATCCAGCATCATTTCAATTTGTGGTCTAGTTAATTTACCGTCCTCAATCAATTTCCAGAAGTTAGCATTGATTGCAGCAATATTCATTAGACCAGCTGCTGTACATACAGTAATAACGTCTTTTAAGATGTTTTCAATCATTTGTTTATTTGAAGAGCTAGTTGCAAACTTACTTGTTTCAAGTATTTCTGTATGTACTTCTGATAAACCAAGTTTCTTAGCCATAAGAGCTACTGCTGTTACAATACTTTCCTGATTGATTGATGCAGGAATTCCAATAATTACAAAGTTTAAAGATTTCATTTGATATGAATTTAAAGTTGTTTATAAATTTCTTGACTATAGTACTTACCACATCTTTTACAGTAAGTTCTTTTAGTAATAGGAATGTTTAATTCATTGTTATTAGGCTCATTTTTCCATTTGTGTCCATGAATTAAACATTGTGAACGTAATGCAACTTCTTTTTGCTTTTTAGGATTGTCTAATAATTCTAATTCAGCAAGTCGTTTGATGTTACTATGATAGGCTTTTAGCCTTCTGTAACTACTGATTTTTAGTTTGATTTTCTTAAAAATATTCATTCTTTCATATTTAATAGTTTTAATTATACAATATTTTGAGGACGTCTAGCTGCAACTAGATGGTTTTATCAATCTTAATTATATATTAACACACATTTTCTACTGTACGCTTACAGTAAATAAAGAAGGCATGTAACAATTTATACAATATATTGCAGTATATTGCAGGCTTGACGATTCACATCGTTGTGTAACTTCTACACTAATACAGCTTAATTGAAATACTAATTAAAATGACTCTCACTTAGTTTTAACTCATAAGCAGATATAGCTGTCAAACTAATCTTATTGGAGTACATGGTTTTAACGTCTGCACTAATACTCGATGGTTGCCTTGTCTAACTACAGCTCGAATTAGGTGGACATCTAAGATATAAGCCCCACATGTTTGTCACTGATTCTCACAGTAAGAACGATTACTTCTATCTTCACAGACTGAAGTAACCTTGTTTAATTTAATAATTAATAGCTTCATGAATTGAATCACTATTAAGTTGTGGTAATGAGGACCTTGGCATACTATCTGGTATATATTTCTTTTGTATATCCATACTCCTCTTTATTAATTTATCATAAAAGTCTTTGTTACTAATATAAATAGAAACAATTTCATGATTTGATAAATCTGTACCTTTAGTTACAAGTATTTGAGTTAGTACTTGTTCTGGCATAACTAAGAACACACTATCTACATACTTGTCTAATCTCATACTTTCACGCCATTGTAGCACTTCTTGTACTGTTGGTGTTGTTACTTGTTCAATTGTGTCCGTTTCAGGGATTTGTTTTTCTTTAGGACTACGAGGTCTTACACAACTGACAAAAGCTATTAATGCAAATATTGCAATAATTAGCCAAAATACATGTTTACTTTTCATTTTTGATAAATGTTGTTTAATTGTTTAACATATTATAAATCTCTGTTACTGATTCTTCTGCTTCAAGAATTACACATTCTTCATCACCAAGCTTAGTGAAAATGACTGCTCCGTCTAAATAATCTTCTGATGGAATAATTAAAGAAATAATACTTTTTCTTACAGCAGCTGGTCTTCCTTCTGACTCGTTGTCATGTAATAATAAAAATTCACTCATTTTGATAATGTTTTAAGTTAATACTAAGTATATAAATGCTATTAATATTGCATCTATTACAATTAATACTCTTGTTACTGGATGTGTTTCATACCAGTTTTCAAATTTATCCCACCACATATCTGCTAAATCAGCTTGGTCTGATTTCTTTGTATCCATCGTCTTTATCTTTATATCCACTTCCTAGTGTATATACAAAAGATAATACGCAGAATATAAATAGTGCGATTATCACTACTTTAGAGTAATACCAATAATTCCAATAATCGGTATATAACAGTCCGTACACTTCTTCATCAAAGAAATATATTCCTTGATGTTCAATAATCATCACAGCTGCAAATAATGCAGTTATAAGTCCAAATAAAAAATACATTAACTTTTGCATAATAATTATTTATTGATTAAATACTATTTGCTACAAATACTATTGCTATTACTGTTGCTAATAATATTATTAAGTATACTAATAATCTGATAGTAATAACAATGCGCAAGAATCTTTCATCTCCCATATACTTTTATACTTATTATTAAGTCTTTTCCAAAAATCGTATCCTTCTTCTGTGCAATGCCATGCGAATGTGCATTCAATTGCTGTACAAGGATTTCTTAATTTTTGTATAAAACGTGATAGGTTTATACGATGAATAATTATATATTTACTAGTATTATCTAGAAATCTATCTAATACTTTTTCTTTAATAAGAAAAGTAAGTAATGAATAAGGCATATTAAATAATATTTGCCTTCTAGCTTTTTGTTTCTTTGTTAACTTTTTCATTGATTGAATTGTACTTTTTTATGAACTTTAAATGTTACTTCAGTGTCACTCTTAACTTTAATAGTAAAGTGAGGAGATGATTTACTATCTATTCTTCGTTTGATCCATTTAACTACATATTCAGCAGTTAATACTTCAAATTGTGAATAACTACGCCATTTTCCACTTCTACCTATGTGTAGTTTTAGATTTCCTCTGTCAATATTAGTAACAGGGTTAACACGACTTTGTTTTGAACTAATTACTTTAGTTACTACTATGTCGCCAATTTTAAGATTCTGAAATTGTTCTAATGTCATTTGATAAAGTTTTAAGTTTATTGTTTAAATTTTCGATAGTTCCTAATAAGTCTTTTAGTACATGTTTACTTTTCTGTAACTCTATAAGATCTTTTTTATGAATAATGACAAATTCTTCTTTTAGTGCTTCTTCAATTGTAACTGAAGTATTAGTTGTGTTTCTATTTGTCGGCTCAACTTTTTTATTTTCAGGTTTAATTGATATGTCATGTTCAAAAGTTTTGTTATTGATTTGACAAGTAAACGATACATCAGGGAGTGCTGTTTTTAGTTTCTTAAACATATCCTCCTCTGTATATTTATCAGGAAAGTCTAATTCAAAATCTATGGCTCTAAAGTAAACTAGTTCTGCTATGTACGCAATATCTAGTAAATTATTAGTTTCTTGCACAGGTATGCTAAAATGCATATTCATATATTTTATGATTTTGTTTCTTTCTTCTTTTGTGTTCTTAATTGCAAAAGATATTGTTACTAATTGTTGCATATACTTTAGTTTATTGATTAAACATATAAAGAGGACAGCTAATGCTGTCCCCTACTATTTACGCATAGTTACGTTGTCATTCTTTGTTCATCTAATGACAGATGCTCAGAACTATTTTTCAAATCTAAAATAGTGAAAACTCCTTTATACTGAGTTTAGATAGTGCTTACACGTTTGTACCACACACTACAATGATACTAATACTACATGTAGTTAAGGCTCTGCATTCTGTCAGGCTTGCCACTGTCTCTTGGCTGCATTACTATTGTAGTATAAATAACTCTAAATTAGTTTGAATACATCTTGCTAAGAGTTCATACTTTCTGATAAAGTGTTTTCTTGTTTTCATATTATTTTAATTTTAAGTTAATAATCTGTTTAAAAACACTACTATCTTCACAGACTGTAGTGTATGGTTAAGTAATAATAAAGTAAAGGATAGTATGGCTGTATCCTTACAATATAGAAATTAAGGATTAGCATTTTACACCTAAAACTTTATGAGCAGCAACTCACATCTATTAGATAGTTTGCGCGCGTTTTATAATAAAGAAACTGGTGCCCTCAATGTCTTGGGAAGTTATTGAGTTTTTTAAATGTCAGTCTTCCAACCTGACTGTGTAGTGATACTTAGTAGGCAAACACTAAGCGTAACTACCTTGAACCTACCAGACCTCTCCTATTTAGTTACCACATGTTTCAGCGTTCAATCTCCATGTGCAATCTTAAATTTGCCAGTCTTTACAGCACTGGCTTTTTGTTCAGTTACTATAAAGATAATCAAATCTAGATAGTATTGTTGATTCTATTAAGATAGGATATTACTATTACTGTAAATAATATTGTATCAATCTTTATTGTTATATTTTGCATACGTATATAGTCATACATATTTGTTATTGCTGCAAAATCATCTACATTTTTGATAAACGTGATTAATACAAATAATATAAATATTGATATAGCACAACATCCTAATAATATTATAATTTGGGTTATATTATTTATAAGCTTTATCATATTTTTTGTTTATATTAAATTCCATTCGATTAATGCTTCGATTGGTGACATACCTTGTTTGATGCATTCGGTTACTTCTGCTTCAAGATGATATTCTTTTGCAATAGCAATAGCTTCATCAATGTTCATCTGATGGTTCATTATGTTTGTTATTATGGTTACTAATATGTAATATTATTTTGTATATTACTATTACTGTTATTATAGCAAATATTACTCTTCCATAATCTTCTAAAGTCATGTTAGAGTCTGAGTAGTATATATGGCATAACATAGGAATGATGTTAGGTTAGGCTATATATTAATATAACAAGGAAGATGCTGGAGGAATTAATCCTCCAGTTCTTCAGTCTGTTGTAACAGGCTCTCAAGCTCTTCCTTCGATACATCGAAGAGTACGAATTTACGATAATCATCGTAAAATTCTGGGTTTTTGAAGAAGCTTTCAGCTCTGTCAAAACCCCTCTGTACAGCTCTATCGACAGTAGCTTGCGTGCTGTCAGATTCTTCACATACGCAGTATGTACTTCTAATGACTCTGTCATTAACCTTGTAAGGCGCATGACTTACACTTATCAATTTATACTTCTCTTGAAGTTTAATTGGTTCTTTAAGTAAAGTCACTTTACGTGTCCCATCTTCAGAATAGGTTAAATCTGTAAGATTTAACTGATTCATAAGTGTTTCGTCATTAGGATCGAGGAATAAAGAGTAGTTAGAGCGAATAGCGAGAACTGCTTCTTTTTTCAAAAGTACGTTTGCGTACTTACGTCCATCTGTAGATGTACCAGTTGCGATAGCAACTGCGTAAACATCACCTTCATGTTCAACTTTGAATTTCATATGCTAATATTGTTTTAGTGAGATTTATCGAACGTTTAACCAAAGTGCACGGGGTCTTCCCGCGCAACGAGGTTACAGGGGTCTTGTTTAGGGATAGCTTAACACACGCAGATTTCTTCACCAAAAAAATTTTTTATATTTTTATTATATTTTATGAATAAAATACTCTTTAAATAATGTTAAAAAATAGCTATTAAACTTAAATAAATATTCATAATAAATGTTAATAATAATAACCAATATAGTTAAATATACGTTACTGTATACAGTAGATACAGTTAAATACAGTATGAATACAGAAGACATATTAGAAGAATTAACTAAAGTAGATGATGTAAGTCCCATTACTTTAGAATTACTATTAACTTATTATTAACAATATGTACTCAAATGATGATATAAACTTTATTGCAAATGAAGTATATAAACTAAGTTCTTCTACTTAGTAGAATCTAATGAGATTGTATGGATTTATAATAACAGAAGCATGAATTACTATTTCATAAGACAAAGAGATTAGCAGTATTCTAATTGCCTTTACTTAAGTAAGATAAGTAGGAACTATAAATTAAATGATAATTATAGATCCTTTACTTTACCAGGACAAATAGAATATACTTTCTCTGAAGATTTATATAAACAGTTTAAGAAAGAAATAAATACAGTTAAATGACAGAATTTACTGCACTATGTTTAGTAGGTATGTTAGGATGTCTAGCTTATATCATACTAAATAAATTAACAAAGTAATGTGCCCTAAGTACACGGGATCGTAGTACGTTCCACGCTTAAAGAAGTTACTGTAAAGTAGAAGCGCACCAGGGAATCCTAATCGTAAGTAGGCTCAGTTTAGCTACCTTTCTGGCGGTCGTTGAATAAAAAAGGTAGCCCCTAAAACGGTATTACTATGGAAAAGAACGAACAAAAAAAAGCAGATAGAATTGAATATGTTTTCAGGAATAAAACTTATATAGCTACTCCTGAGCTTAGTAAAGGTTGTTGTGTAGGTTGTGCGTTTGTTAATAATATGAACTGCGCTAATTTTAAAGATAGAATGGACATCTGCCATAAAGGATATATTTTTAAGCGTAAATTTAATCACATAGATGAGTAACCTTACTTTACTTACTGCGTTAATAGATATTATAAAGTAAATATTATGGAAGATAAAGTACTAGAAACAGTGGTAAACGGATTGGAATATAGTTTTGAAAAAGATATATTGGTAAAACCTTTAGCTCCTATCATGGTCACTAAAGAATATACAGAGCAAATTCCTACTGGTGAAAAGGATGAAGAAGGTTTTAATAAGTATGAAGTAAAGACTCATACTAAAGAAGTTGAATCAGATTTTGCAAAAGGTATTGTTCTATCTATTCCAACCGGTGCTGATAGTACCATTAAGGTTGGTGATACTATAGTATACCCTAAGAAATTTGCTAAAGACTTTGATCTATTTAAAGACTCACAATTAGTTAAGCCATACGACGTTGTAGCCAAAGTCGTTAAATAAGCTATCATTCATGATTGAATGTTTTATTTTAGAGTATTAAGTCGCTGCCCTGCCATCAAAGCAGGGCATTCTTTTTACTATTACTTTACTAAACATTAATAAATGTTAAATATTTTAAACACTTATTATATTAATACGTTTTAAGGGCATTATGGGAACAATAATAATAGTACTTGTGAGTATTATTGGTTTTGGTACTCTTACTTATCGTCAAGGAAAGAAAGAAGGTTATGACCAAGGTAGAATTGATGGTTATGAAGAGTGTAAGAAGAACTTTAACAGAATACAAGAATTTAAACAAAAGATATTAAATAAAAAGTTAGACATATGGAAGGATACAAAGTAATTAAGGATTTTAGCTTCGCTGAAAAAGGTGATGTGTTTACTAAAGTTGAAGATTTAAACTTGTGGGAACTTCAGAAATCTGAAGTAATATCAGATACAGAAACTTATACTTCAATGGCATTTGATTCTTCTACTATGGAAGAATTAGCTAACAAAGATTATGTAATCTGGTATAGTGAAGAAGTAGAAAAAGATAATAATGAGGATGAATGTGAATGCTGTTGTGATAAGTTAGAGAAAGTAAAAGAATATGTTAATACTTTGATTGATACATATACTAAAGATTATAATGAACTAATGAAGGATTATAATGAAGGTAATGTTCAACAATGTGTTAAAGTAGAAGCAGAAACTGTATACCACAATTTAAATAAAGTTCTCAACAGTATTAAAGATTTGTTAGATGAATAAATTAGTAAAGACTGTTAATAAAGGCAATCTTTACTATGAATACCTTAACGCTTTAAATGGTATACTACAACTTACAAATAGGGAATTGGAGTTACTTACTAAGTTCGTTGAATTAGATGTGAACTTTACTCCAATACCTGGTGTAAGTAAAAATGTAGCTAATACTGACAATCGTAGGATGATTAAAAGTACTATGGGTATTACTCCAGATAACTTAAGTAGATATATAAGTAAGTTCAAGAAAGAGGGTCTTTTAGTACAGGGAAAAGCAGAAGATGAATTAGTAGTTAATAAGATACTAATTCCAGAGATAATAAAAGATAGGGTGCAAATAACATTAATACTAAGAGTAAATGAATAATAAAATAAATAATAAACATTTCTATATGATCTTTGATAATGGGCATATAGTACATGTAGAGAATAGAAGTAATAGGTTAGTACGGTATTTCAGACATCTTTTTAACTTACGTTCTAATTTAAAATTAACTTCTTTCGTTCCGAAGAAACCTTACTCTAATAAAGAAATCAAGAAATTATCTGATATACTATACAGAAATCGTGACTTGGATGAAGATGATATCACAGTAATAATAAATTCTATTAGACCTAATACCATCAGAGAATCTTTAACAGAGTTAGAAACTAGTGAATATTATATAAATGCAACAGCAAAAAAAGATATCAATTTACTCAAGTCTGGCAAACAAATATAATTTACCTTATCCTGTTATAGAAGTAATATGCAATAGTCCATTTAAGTTTGCTAAAGAAGTAATGTCAAATGATGAAGATACTAAAGATATTATGTTTGCTTACTTATTTAAACTTAAATTAAAAAAGAGATACAAAGAAACAAAATGAGACAGTTTATTGAAGAATGCTTAACACCTAATTATAAGATTCACTGGTTAGATTCTATTTACTTTGATCCTGTATTACTTAACAATATACAGATGTATATAGCAATTAGTGACAGTAGACTATTAAGAATATGATACTAAGAAAGTTTGATAATATATATCCTAGAACATTTTGGATAGCTATAATAGAAAAGGAAGAAGATGTATACACAATATTAAAGAAATTCACTATATACAACTTATTACCAGGTTTCGATAAAATACGAAAAGAAGCTGAAGAAGAAATGTTAAAGGCGTATGACGGAGATGTTATTGCAGAATGTAGACCGGTTATGTTAAACAGTAGTTCTGAGATGGGTATTATTTGCATAATATATAGACCTGATGAATTAGATGGTACGCATATAGCACACGAATCAGTTCACATAACTGATTATTACTTTGAAGTTACAGGTATGAATGGAGAAGAATTCTCAGGTGGTGGTAACGAAGGGTATGCGTATTTAGTTGGCTGGGCTGCTGGATGTTTTATTAAAGTAATGAAAGAATATGGAAAGACAGAGTAAAGAAGATTCATTAGCTCTATGGGAATTTGAGAAAAACAACGTTAAACAATTTGGATCTAATATCAGTGAAGAGCTAAAAGAGTTAATGGAAGTTGCAGATAAGAAGATCAATAACTATTCCTTAACATACAATGAATTCATGGATGATATTCTAGAAGGTTTAGCTAAGTTGAAAGATACAGACAGCATTGAAACTAGACAGCTACAGATAAAAGGATTGTACAATTGTTTAACTAATAAGTATATTGAAGATGGAGAATGATGGTAAGAAATATGATTGTGGTAAAGTAAGAATGGATCTAGTTCCATTAGATATTGTTGAAAACATTGGTAAGGTACTTACTTACGGAGCTCAGAAATACTCAGATAACAGTTGGCAAAACCTTCCAGATTTTTGGAAAAGATATAAAGCAGCATTACTAAGACATCTTACTGCGATAGACAAAGGAGAATTAATAGATCCTGAAAGTGGACTACCTCATATAGATCATGTACTTTGTAATACAGTATTCTTAGATTGGGGATTTCATCATGGCAAAGCAATTAGTATTAATACAAAAGATATTGAACAAGATGAATAATTTAGAAGCTATTTGGTGGGAAACATAGGATATAGATGTAAATAAAAATCGTATCGGTAATCCTACTTTACACGTTCACTTCATACGTAAAAACGAAGAAGGTGTTACTCACGGAATCGTACACTCTAAAGAAGTTACACAAGGTCTTAATGTTGATACAATTAAGAATGAAATAATTAAAGAGATAGTAGAAGTTTTAGAAGAAGGTTATAGAAAAGTAGAAAAAGAATTATGGAACAGTTGAAATTTAAAAAGTTAGATTACTCAGTAAAGAAAGAAGACGGTACAGAAGAGATTAAGAAGTCTGAAGGCAAGTTGCCTACTAGAGCCACAGCAGGAGATGCTGGATTGGATCTGTATGCTACTCGTATTACTCAGGAAGTAGATAATAGCGGAAAGTTAGTACTTGTATATCATACTGATTTAGCAGTAGAGATTCCTGAAGGATATTGTGGTTTACTTATGATGAAGTCTTCAATCAGTAAACGTTCTATAGCTTTAACAAATGGAGTAGGTTTAATAGATGCTGGATATCGTGGAGAGTTAATGGCTAAATTTAAAGTAACTACAGATGCTATTCCTACAGTATATACTATAGATGAACCATTTGCTCAATTGGTTATTGTGCCTTGTTCTATATTAGAACCTACTTTAGTAGAAGAACTAAATGAAACTGAAAGAGGAGAAAAAGGATTTGGAGAAGTTACAGCAGAACAAAATAATGAAAATAAATAATAAGAATATGAAAGAACTTAATATTACAATTACTCCAGTGAGTGCATCAGGCGTTGGAAGTTTTATAGAAGTAGTTATCGGTGACAGTAGATATAAGACCGATATTGTTCAAGTAGAATTCACAGAGGATGTAATGAAGGAGTTAATGGATAAATTAATCACTAATCAGATTCCTGCTGAACAACAAGAAGCGGTAGAATTGAAATTCTATCAACTATTAGACGCTATTACTAATACTAAAGCAGAAGAAGAATATAGAGCTCAGCATCCTGAGGAGTTTATGCCAGAGAATTTTGAACCTAGTGTTGAAGAAGTAATTGAGTAATTATGAAGAAAGTTTTAATGAGTAATGAATGTTATCCTATTGAATTAGATAACAATTTGAATCCAGCATTATTGAGGTCTGATAGCCTTCTTAGAAATGCATATTATATAAAAGAAGAGAGCGAAGTGTATATTAATGGTGAACATAAATATACAGCTAAACCTGGAGATATAATAATCAGTTTTTATGGTATTGAAGATAGATACAATAAAACAGAATATTTTTTAGTACCGGGAAAATTATTTGAAGATTACTTTGTAAGACTAGAAAAATACAAAGCTAGTAAACAAAGTGAAATTAATAATGAAAATTTATGCTGTGATTGTTGCGAATCTATACGATGAAACTATTTGATATCAATGGTGGTAAAGTAGTAATACACCCTGATGCTTTAGGTCTCCCGTTCTTTAAAAAGTTATGGGAGGCTGATAAGCCAGATAAGACACAAGCTACAAATGTAATAAGTTATATAGTACTTATGTGGTATTTTAAATCTCCATATGTACTTCAGTTAGAACCAGATATCAGAGAAAAGAAACTTAAGCAGTTATACTTTGGTGATGAGAATTATAATCTTACAGTAGAAGAAAAGTCTTGTGAAGATGATTATAAGAAGCTAATATATACTAGAAATCTAAGAATGCTTGATAGTATGAGAAACAAAGTAGATACTATTAGTAAGTATTATGAAGATTCTCTAGAAGAGCAACTAGATGAAAAGAAGATTAAAGATCTATTAGCTGGTATGGAAAAAGTAAAAGCTACTTTTCAGACACTAGATTTCCTCGAAAAAGCAGTTAAAGCTGAAGAAGTTAGTACTACTAAAGTACGTGGAGATGCTCAGATTAATCCTTATGAATTAGCTTAATTTGTGCAAATTATACACAAGTTTATAACAATAAATTAATGAGTACGTTATATGAATATAAATAAAGAAACTATGAAGAAAGTACTTGATTTAACAAAATGCAATAGCACTGAAGAAATTTGTGATGTGCTTGAAAAAGAAATTGATAACAAACAAAAAGCAGATAAAGCAGTTAAAGAAGCTAGTGAATCTTTAATTGAAGAATATAAGAAAGAAGCAGTAACTGAGCCTAAGAAGAAAGGTGTGATCAAGCGTACTATTCATTGGCTGAAGAGTTTGTTTAAGAAATAATCTCGTTGAACTGATAGAGAGGTCTGACAGGGACAGACATTAAATATTCCCTGACATATTGCCCTATGGTGTAGTGGTAGCACGAGAGGCTCTAACCCTCTAGGTCCGGGTTCGATTCGGTGGTAGGGCGACTAATTAAAATATAAATGTTATGGATAATAAACCAAAAGAAGATAAACTAATGGTTATTACACTTGATAACTCAAATCCAAAATCTAAGATATATTGGAAAGAAGAAGATTATAATATCTTTAAAAAGATGTGCGATGATTTAATAACTAAATATTTTGGTGATACTATAAATTATCCTTTAGATATGCTTACTTTAGAAACAGAAGAAAAAGTTGAACCTAATCAAAAAACTTTGGAAATATCATAACTATGATTGACTTCTAGAAGAAAATAATAAATAGTGATAAGTTTAGAACTCCGGCTTTAACATTCTTAAAGACCGGAGCTTATTGTTAGTACCCAATTGGTACTACTGAATATTATACATACTGGGACGAATAGAAAGATCGTTGCATTAATGGTTATACCGCAGAGGATGGAGATTACATCACTGGGTATAACTATTTTTATATTAACTTTTGTCCAATGCAACGTATAGTTAACACTGTTACTAAACTACCTAACGGAGAGACTAAAGTAAAACGAGACAGTGTGGTAACATTCCCTGATTTCTATGACTATGACTATTTCTACTTCTAGGCAGTACAGGAAGCAGAAGATAAAGGAAAACATATATGTCTACTTAAATCACGTCGCAAAGGATATAGTTATAAAGGTGGAGCTATGGCGTGTCGTAATTATTATCTAATACCTAATAGTAAAACATATATATATGCTTCTAACAAGCAGTATCTTACAGAAGATGGTATTCTTACTAAAGCTTGGGACTATATGGACTTTATAGATAAAAATACAGCTTGGGGTAAGAAACGATCTGTTAACAGTACTATGCGTAAACGAGCTGGATTCTGGACTAAAGATGAATTTGGCAATGAAGTAGAAATGGGTTATAAGTCAGAGATTATTGGCGTTACTTTGAAAGATAATCCTGATGTAGTACGTGGTAAACGTGCCAAATTAATTCTATTTGAAGAAGGAGGTTCATTCTCAGAATTAGGTGCTGCGTGGCAAATTGCTAGACCATCTGTAGAACAAGATGGTGTAGCGTTTGGTACTATGATTGTATGGGGAACTGGTGGTGACGAAGGCTCTGCATTTGAAACTATGAAAGATATGTTCTATAATCCAGATGGATACAATTGTTTAGGATTTGAGAACATATGGGATAGTACACCTACAGATAAATTGTGTGGATTCTTTGTTCCATAGTATACTAATCTAGATACTAGAGATGATGATGGTAATAGAATATACATGGATGATGATGGTAATACTATTACTAAACCTTCTCTTGAATTTATACTAGATGAGCGTAGAAAAGTAATAAGCACAGCTACCAATACTACTGCTATAGACCGTTATGTTGCAGAGCGTCCTATTACTCCACAAGAAGCAATGTTGGAATTTAATGGTAATATATTTCCTAAGAAAGAACTGTAGGAGCAATTAGGACTCATTCGTACTAATACTTAGTTATAGAATCATAAACAAGTAGGTGATTTAATATTTGACGAATCTGGTAGTATCAAATGGATACCTAAGAAACACGGAGATGTTACTAAGTATCCACTTGGTAAAGACGATGATCCTACTGGTTCAATAGTTATATGGGAACATCCAGCTAAAGATGCAACAGCTGGATTATATATAATAGGTGTAGACCCTTATGATCATGACTAGTCTGGTACTAATTCATTAGGATCATCTATTGTATATAAGAGGTTTTAGAACTTTGAAGAGTATTATGATATTATAGTAGCTGAATATACTGGTAGACCTGCAACAGCTGAAGAGTACTATGAGAATCTACGTAAGTTAGCATTATACTATAATGCACGTATAATGTATGAAAATGAACGCAAAGGTTTATTCCCTTACTTTACTGCTAAGCATTGTGATTACTTATTAGCTGATCAACCTGATATTATTAATGATATAGTTAGTAATTCTAAAGTACAAAGAAGAAAAGGTTGTCACATGAATAAGTAGATAAAGCAATGGGGTGAAGGTATGATAAAAGAATGGTTAAATGAAGAGTATGCACCAGGTAAGAAGAACCTAACTAGAATACTATCAGAGCCGCTATTAGAAGAGCTAATAAGCTATAATGATACAGGTAACTTTGACCGAGTGATGGCGTTGATGTAGGTTATGATATATAGAGAACAACTATATAATGTAGTTGTTAAAAAGAAAGAAAAAGAAAACAAATAGAAGATGCTCTTTGATGGACCAATTTTTGCGCAGAGTTGGTTCAATGACGATACTCCAAGAGTATTTTCAAACGACGATAATGTATATACATTTTAATTATGAAGAATACTAAAAGTTTCCCTGCACAGAAACTACCAATGTCAAAGAAGACACAAGCCTGGAAAGAAGCCTGCGTAGACTATGTAGTAGGCGCTGGAGATTCAGGATTTGGTGGTAATGGTAGATCTAGATCTGACGAGATGTAGACTTACTATGATTTATATAATAGCATATATAATGAAAAGGATCTTAAATATGTAACCAATCCATTTAAACAAGATGATGGATTTCCTGCTATGGCATAGGATTATAATATCATCAAACCATATGTAGATCAGTTACTTGGTGAAGAAACTAAGAGACCTTTTAATTTTCATCCACAACGTACAAGTGATATAGCTGCTAGTGAACTACAGGAAAAAGCCAAAGAAATGCTAATGGATTATATTCAGGCTACTATAGCTAGTAAGTTAAGTCCAGAACAAGCAGCTAGATATGAACAAGCATTAGCTACAGGAGAAATCTAGACTCCAGAAGCTATAGCTAAGTATCTATAGAAAGATTATAAAGATATAGCAGAAACTGAAGCTTATCATGCATTACAATTTCTAAAGAGAAAATTAAATCTTACTCATGAGTTTTATAAAGGTTGGAAAGATGCTTTAATAGGTGGAGAAGAAATATACTATGTAGGTGTAATCAATGGAGATCCTTATGTAGAAAGAGTAAACCCTATGTACTTTGATTATGAGCATTCTTTAGACTTAGAATTCATAGATGATGCCGCATGGTGTCGTAGAAAGATGATTATGTCTGCTACTGAGATATACGATAGATTCTATGATAAAATGTCTGAAAGACAACTAAATGAATTATTAGAACTTATTGATCAAAGACCCGGAGCTGGTAATAATCCAGAAATAAGAAAGACTAGTATGGATTATGAATCTATTAAATTGCATAAGATCAATAGTTTTACAGATAATCCGTTTGATGTAGATCATATAACAGTATATCACTGCTGTTGGAAATCTTTCAAAAAGATAGGATTTGTTACTTTACTAAATCCAGAAACTGGAGAAGCTGAAGAATTTCAAGTAGATGAAGATTATAAAGTAACAGGTACTGAACAATCTGTAGAATGGGATTGGATTATTGAAGTATGGGAAGGATATAGAATTGGTGATGATATGTACATAGGAATTCAACCTATTGAATATCAACATATATCTGCCGATAATCCTAATTCACAGAAATTACCTTACACTGGTGTAGTGTATAATAATACTAATAGTAAACCTAGATCATTAGTAAGTATGATGAAACCATTACAGTATATGTATATTGTAGTATGGTATAGACTTGAATTAGCATTATCTAGAGATAAAGGTAAAGTAGCAGTAATGGATATTACTTAGATACCCAAATCTATGAATATTGATGTTAATAAGTGGATGCATTACTTAAGTGCACTAGGTGTAGCTTTTATTAATCCTTATGATGAAGGATGGGATATACCAGGACGTGAAGGAGGTAAGCCATCTCAATTCAACTAGTTATCTTCTTGGGACTTAACTATGAGTAATGTAATAGCTGAGTATATTCAATTGATGCAAAAGATTGAAGACATGGTAGCTAAGCTTACTGGTATTACTCCACAAAGACAAGGATAGATTGCTCCTAGTGAATTGGTGGGTAATACTAATACTGCCGTTAGTATGTCTTATCATATTACTGAACCTTGGTTCTGGAATCACAATTAGGTAAAGAGAAGAGTATTAACTATGTTGTTGAATACTTCTAAAGCAGCTTGGAAAGATAGTAAGAGATACTTGAATTATATATTAGATGATGCTACTAGAGCATTTGTGCAATTATCTGATAATTTCTTCTATGAAGATATGGATATATTTGTAGATGATAGTACTAAGAATCAACAGTATATAGATCAATTAAAGCAACTGTTACAACCTGCTATGTAGAATGGTGCTAGTCTATTAGATATTGCTGAAATCATTACTTTAGATAATATGAGTATGATTAAGAACAGACTTGAGGAAATTGAGCAGAAAAGAATGGAACAGATGCAGCAGCAACAACAGGCTGAACAACAAGCTCAACAGCAGATGGCAGAACAACAGAATCAGCTTAAAGAAGAAGAGCTTATGCTTAAGGAAGCTGAAATGGATCTTGAAAAATATAAAGTAGATCAAGACAATGCTACTAAAATCACCGTTGCACAACTCAATGCTTATCGTGGTGCTGAGAATGTGGATCAAGATATGAACGGAATTCCTGATCCAATTGAAATAGGAAAACAAGCTCTAGAACAGTAGAAGATAAATTCTGATATTGCTACTAAACAATTAGAACTTAACAATAAGCGTAGAGAAATAGAGCAGAAGAGAGAAGCTGAAAATAAGAAGATACAGCTTGAAAAAGATAGAATGAAGCATGAAACGGAATTACAACGTATGTCTGATAAAGCTGCACTTGAACGTGAGAAACTAAAGGCAAAGACAGCTTTGAGAAATAAAGTAGTAGGCGAATCTAAATCTAAATAACTATGAACTGGTTTAAAGAAACATGGTGGTTAGTAAAACAATTATTTACTACTACTAAGAATAAAGATAAAGTATAGTATAAACATATGGATCATTATCCTTTTAGTGGATACTCTGCCATGAGTTGGTGCGGGTATATTTTAACTAAAAAGAAAGAATCTAATATTAAAACTACTACTTGGAATCACGAAAATATACATTTACAGTAGGCTAAGAATAAGGGTAGTTGGTTAAAGTATTATACTGATTATGTATGGGAGTGGATCAAAGGCAATCCTATTACTTACCCAGCATCTTCTGCATACTATACAATACCTTACGAAATGGAAGCATATGCAAATGAAGATAAATCTGATTACGAAATTAATACAAATAAGTATAAAATAAAAAATCGTAAAAAGACTTACAAAGAGAATAGGAAAAATTGGTTTAACTATATTAAAACTTTATAATTATGGCATGTGGTGGAAAGAAAGGTGGCAAGAAGTTATCTAAAAGTGGAAAGAAAAGTAAATAATTATGGAACGTGAAGCATTTAGATAGAGAATGCAACAGTATAAGTAGGCTAGGGAGAATAATCCCTAGCTTAAATACTGGGATTGGAAGAAGTATGCAGATGGTGGTACTATAGATGAAATCCCACCACAGACTACTAGTGAAAGACCTATTACTAACTTTGACCCTAAAGGAGATCCATATAATCCTACGTATGGATATAACCCAGGTGCAGGCTATGTAAGAAGTGTATTTGATTTATACGATGCTCCAGTTATTGGTGACGCTTTAAGTATATACGATGCAACACAGGCTTTAAAGAATAAAGATTGGTTAGGGGCTGGATTAGCAGCATTGACAGTTGTACCATTCATTCCAACGGTTAGTAATTATAAGAAATCATTAAATCAGCAACTAAACAGAATAACGGGAATTACTCCAGATATAAGTAAGTTATAGAAACAATCTGACTGGAATGATTTACGCAATAGAAGTATTGAAAGATTGTATGATCCAGAGGTTAGAGCTAGAGCTGCTAAAATTAAATCTGATTATAATGTAGATTTACAAAGTACATATGATAAAATCATAAACTAGTACGAAAATGATTATTTTAGTTTACCAGAAGCTGAAATAGTTTAGTTGTAGGACGCTAAAGCTATGCTGGATTTATAGGAAGAAGCTGCAAGAAGATATAAACAATATGGCATAAAACCAACATAGAAAGATTTTAGAATAAAAGTAGATAATGCCGTTACTCCAAATTAGGAGATAACCAATCACGAGATTAATCATTTTAATTAGTATATACATCAAGATAATCCGTCTTGGAATAAGTCAGAATTAAATAAAATAACAAAGCAATTTGATGGGAAACTTAGAGATAAAAATCCAATAGATCCTTAGAATACTAGTTATTTTATGAATTGGATGGAACAAAATGCTTATGGTATAAACATGTTAGACAGATTAAAAGAATTAAATATAAAACCTACTAAACAAAATATACTTAAGTATTTAAAAAGTTTACCAGATACAGATTCTATTAAGAAAGCGGCTTTACAATTTAAAAATCTAGATGATTATATAAAATGGTTAAACACTATGCCATTAGCAGATAATGGTAATATTAATGAAACTGAAAACTATAATTTTGCATAAATCTAATTAAATATTTTAATTATGGATAAAAAAATGACATTAGGTGGATTTGAAGCTGTATTAGATGGCTTTATCCCTAATCCAGATGGTGGTTTTAGAAATTCAAATATTGATGAAAATGTTAATGTTGATGCTGATGAATTTGAATCACTAGACGATGAAGAATTGGAAGATATTAAAAAGAACAATATCGAAGTAAAGAATAAGAAAGAAAATCCAGTAGAGGAAGGTACTGAGGAAGAAGAAATCGAAGAAGGAGATATTGAAGATAAACCAAAACGTAAGCCTGGTAGACCTCGTAAAGAAGAAACCATTGAGGAAGAAGCAGAAGAGGAAGAAGAGATTGAAGATAACAATGAAGAAAATGTTGTTACTAACTTCTTTGATGCTATGGCTGAAAAACTTAATTGGGAATTTGAAGAAGATGAAGATAAACCCAAAAGTGTTGATGAGTTAATTAATTACTTCCAAAATGTCATTGAAGAAAATAGTAAGCCTGAATACTCTAGTGAAGAAGTTGAAGCACTAGATAATTTCGTAAAACAAGGTGGAGATTTAAAGAAGTATTTAACTATTGATGCTGAATTAGATTTAGATGATATTGACATTGAAGATGAAACTAATCAGAAATTAGTAGTAAAACAGTTACTTAAAGAAAAAGGGTTCTCTACTAAGAAGATTGATAAGTTAGTAAGTAGATATGAAGAAGCTGGATTACTTGAAGATGAAGCGCAAGACGCTTTAGAAGATCTGAAAGAGATTAAAGAGGAAAGGAAGAAACAGCTATTAGAGGATCAGAAAAAGGCTTATCGTGAATAGTTACAGAGACAACAGCAATTCTACGATAACGTTGTTAGCGAAATAAAAGGCTTAAAGAATATACGTGGTATTACAGTCCCTGAAAAAGATAAAAAGGTTTTAATGGATTATATACTTAAGCCAGACACAGACGGTAAAACAAAGTACCAAAAGGACTATGCTAAGGGTGGTGTTAAGAATCTCATAGAATCAGCATACTTTACAATGAATGCTGATAAGCTTATTGAGGCTGCTAAACGTGAAGGAAATAATTCAGCTATTGATAAGTTTAGACGAAGTTTAAAATCTAGTAGTATTACTACTAAATCTAGAAAACAAGCTACAGGTTCTGATGATGATCCAATTTGGTTCTCAGCTGCACGACAACTGCGTATATCATAATAATTAATTATATAAATAAAAAAATTAAATTACTAGTATTTTATGGATAATAATATTCTTAATAACCTCCAATTATACAAAGGTAAATGGTTTTCTGATTTGATCGACACTAATAAGATTAGTCTCGCTTCTCAGCAAAGACCTTATGAGGTATCTACTATCCTGTCATACGTATTTGGTACTAAAGATAATGGTTACAGTACTTCTCTTGATATGTTGACAGGTGGTCTTGGAAATGTAATGACTATTGATCAGCCTTCATTTGAATGGGGTGTTATGATTGACCAGGATAGAGCTGTTACAATTCGTGACGCTAAATGGAATGGCGCTGCAATTGGTGAAAATTCTACTCCGGGTTTGGGCAATACTCCTATTACTTTGTGGTTGGAAGATGCATGGTTTGGTCCTGGTGCTACTATCGAATTTGATGATAAGAGCCAAGCACGTATTCAGGATGCTCCGTATCAGTGAGTTATCTTCTG